CCCCGTCCGCCTCGGCGGCCTCGGCGGCCTCGGCGGCGACGGCGGCCTCGGCGGCCTCGGCGGCCCCGGCGGCCCCGGCGGCCTCGGCGGCCCCGGCGGCCACGGCGGCCCCGGCGGCCCCGGCGGCCCCGGCGGCCACATCGGCCCCGGCGGCCCCGGCGGCCTCGGCGGCCTCGGCGGCCACGGCGGCCACGGCGGCCCCGGCGGCCCCGGCGGCCACGGCGGCCTCGGCGGCCCCGGCGGCCCCGGCGGCCCCGGCGGCCACGGCGGCCTCGGCGGCCCCGGCGGCCTCGGCGGCCTCGGCGGCCACGGCGGCCAGTTTCTTCTCGTTCCACGCCTTCCAGAACGCTGCCTTGGCCTTCTCAGCGAGCTCGGCGCGCCACTCCCAGTAGTCCTTCAATCCAGCGCGCAGCTCGCGTGCGAGCTCCGCGGTGGATGCCGCCGTCGCGTAGTCGACGACGTCGGGCAGCGCCCGCCATGTTGCGGCGGCCTCGGTCGAGCCCGCGGCGTCAAGCCAGGCGGGCAGCGCGACGTGCGCGATGAAGTTGGCGGCCATGTAGCCGCGCTGCTGCCGGCGGCCGTCGAGCGCCGTCGCGGCGAGGCGCCGCACGTTGCCGAAGGAGTCGGCCGGGTCGAGGATCCAGTCGCGGATCGCGTCGCGCACCGCCTGGTCGCCGTTGTCGTTGTAGGACCGAAGGAACGCGGCGACGGTCGGGCAGCACTTGTCCTCGGGCGGATGGTCGGTCCACGTCAGGCCGAGGATGTAGCAGAGCATCTCGACGGCGCACATCTCGCACGGCGCCTGGCCGGCCGGCGGCGGATCGTGCTTGCCGACGGCGAGAGGAACGTTGCGCACCTCGGCGATGCGCTCGGGCCGGACGAGGGTGAGGGTCATGATTCGCTCCTGGTGGTTGGCGGCATCGCCGCGTGGTTGATGCTCTGGTCGGCTGTAGCCAGAGCCATGTGGATGCGCGTCGCGAGCCGCCGCGAGACTTCGGAGTCGGCGGCGGTGAAGTCGTCTTCGAGGCGCGTCAGGGTGTTGCGGAGGTGGCTGTAGGCCCCGGCGAGCTGGTGGGCCCGCTCGGACTGGCCGCGCCCGTCCCGCAGTGCACCGAGCACGGCGCGGAGGAACTCGACCGGCTCAAGCGTCAGCGACTCAGCGAGCAGGTCGACGTCGGCGAGCTCGGCGTGAAGGTGGCCAAGCACCTGGTCGATTTCGCCCGCGGTGGTGTTCTCGGCGAGCGCTGCGGCTTCGAGCGCGACTTTGGCCGCGGCAGCAAAGCCGGAGGCCGCCTGGGTGTCGAGCCACGGCTCGCCGCCATCGACCGTCGCCGGCCGGAACGCCGCCGCCTTGCGTGCCTGACTGGCAAGCGCGGCGGCGGCGGCCAGCAGATCGTCCCGCGTGCCGGCCATCACCCACGCTCCCCGCTTGGCAACGCTGCCTGATCCGAGCCGTACTGGTAGTTGCTCGGGAACTCAGCACCCACCGGCTGCACCCGCATGGCGTAGACCGTCACCGGAATGCCAGCATCGGCCCCTCTCGCCGCAGCGAGCGCCGCGAGCCCCACGCCGGCAACCATCGCCTGCGCGTACGCGAGCGACTTCGGCTCGTCGCCGCCTTCGGGTGCCAGCGTCCAGTCCGCGGGCAACGCGGCCGCAGCGTCCGGGCCGAAGGTGAGTGCGAGTAGTGTCCGGCCGGGCTCGGGCTCGGGCGGCTCCGGGTTCGGCCCGAGTAGGGCGGCCAGGTCGCGCAGCTGTTCGTTCGTGGTGCGCAGCCAGACGACGGTCTCCAGCGGGCCGTCGGCGAATAGTTCAGCGACCTTGTTGAAGGTGTCGCCCATCAGAACGGGACTTCTTCGAAGCCGGTGTGATGCGCGTCGATCAGCTGTCCCAGCTGCGTCTGGGCGCGTCGGATCAGCGTGGCCGCCCTGACCTTCGTGTCCTTGTCCCACGATGCGGCCGGGTCGAGTGTCTCGTAGAACTCGGCGAGGTCGCGCCTCAGGCCGGTCGTCGCCGTTTCGAACCTGCGCCCGATCACGGCGACGAGCTCGACCCAGCCGGCGTGGTGCCCGGCCTCGTGGCCTTCGTCCCAGGCCTTCCGCAACAGCTCTGGCCGGTTGGCGTGCTCGCGGTAGTACGCGGCGTCGTCGCCGTCACGGCGCGCCTTGTCGACCTTCAGACGTACAAGATGGTCGAGGTCGGCCAGCGTGAGGCCGCGGTGGTCGACCTCGTTCGGCCGGTCGAACGAGCGCTCGTGCTGGTCAGCGTTGAGGGTGCTGGCGATCCTGGCCGTACCGTCGCGGCGATCGCGCCGCTCGTAGGGGTTGGCGGTGTCAGGCATGACGATCTCCCTGGTCGTGTGGTAGGCGGACCTGTTGGATGACGAGCGCCCGCGGATCCGTCTCGACCCAGCTGACCGACGACCGGTCCCGCGGTTCGAGGCGCGTGCCGAGCCCGATCGCGACCTGTGCGGCCCAGCACCGCAGCCGCCACCACCACGGACCGCGCCACTCAACTGCGTGCCGGCGGGCGACCGCCTCGCGCTCGCTGCGCAGGCGCGCACTCTCGGCTTCCCAGTCGCGGTCGGTGATCTCCTCGGTCGCCATGCTGATGTCGAACGTCCACCAGGCGGTGGCGACGCCAGAGCGCACGAGACATCCGACCTCCAGTGCAGTCGGCAGGTTGTTGGCCGGCGGAAGCTCGACCGACAGGTGCCGCAGCTCGAGGCCCTCGGGCCGCACACGCCGGTAGCGGTCGTCGAGATTCAGCACGCTCGCGGCGCCCGGCCCGAGAAGCCATTGCCGCGCAGCCTCAGCGGTCGCGGTCGCCGCGGTGACGTTGACGTAGCCTCGGTCGCCGTCCTCGTCAGTCCAGCCGTCCGGCTCGCGCTGGAATTCGCCCATCAGTGGTCCCTCGCTTGTGGTCTGAGCTCTCCGACCGAGCGCAACGCCTCGGCCGCTTCCTGGCACACCCGCAGCCACGACCCCACCTGGTCGCCGTCCGCGAGGCCGCGCGAGCGCGCGGCGGCGCCCGTCATCGTCATCTTCAGATCAGCGATGACGACCTCGAGCACGGTCTCGCCGATGAGCGGCTGCCGCACGCGGTCGAGGATGTGGGCGACGAGGATCTCGATCGGGATCTCGACGTCGGTCTTGCCCGTGCCGTCGCAGTTGCCGCATGGGACGCGTTCGCCGTGGCCAGTCGGATCGTCGAACGTGCGCTCGCGCGACCCGGTGCCATCGCATACCGCGCATGACTCGCGGCCAACGAGACGCAGATCCTCGACCTTCATCGCTGGCCGCAGACCTGCGTCACGATCGCGGCACGCTGCCTGTCGGTGAAGTCCCGCACCCGCTTCGTGTCCGGGACCCCGGCCGCCCGCAACGCGCGACGGCCACTCTCCCGGCCCCACCGCGGCAACTCCATCACCAGCGTGAGCGCCTGAAGCGGGCCCGAATCCGGGTCCGCGACCGCTTGCTGAAGCGTCATCCTGCCGGCCTTCACTTCGCGGCGGACGCGCGCAGCGCCACTGCGAGCATCGTTCGCCAGCTCAAGCGCCACCATGTGCTGCGGCTTCTCGGGTGCTGCGACAGTAGCCATGTTTCCTCCTAGCGTTTGGGCGGGGTTGCGGTCGCCTCGTTACGCGACCAAAGGTATCATAACTGCGGGTAGTGGAGTTGAAGCTGGCCGGGCCGTTCGCGCAGCACCGCGGGCCTGGATCCGCGCCACCGCTCACGGCCGGCAACGAACGAGCTGTCGCCAAGCAGCGACGGCCGGTGCACCGCCAGAACCCTGTCGAGCGGGACGTGCAGGCCCGCGATGACCGCGAACGCGCCGCGCACCGCGTGCTCGACACGACGCCCTGACGGCCATCGCCTAGCCGCCCTGTTGCGTGACCGGTGGTCACGTACCAGTGGTTGCGCGCCGCCGCTCGCTCTGTTACCTTTGGTAGCGTAACCCGCGACCGGAGGAAGACGATGAACGCCAGCGCGCAGGACGAGCAGTTCGCCTTGGCAGTGCCGTGCGGCGGCGGCTGCACCCCCGAAGGATGCCTCTCACCCGACTGCAAGCTGACGGTCGGGCCGGAGCGCGACGAAGCAATCGCGGTCCTGCTGGAACTCGGCCGGGAGCACGAGGCGCGCGAGCGGTTCGGCGACCGGGCTGTCACGGCCGCGATCCGCCGCGACGTCGAGGCGGCCGGCTTCGACTTCGTCGCGGTGTGCGCCGACGCGAACGGCTTCGAGGCCAGCGAGTCCCTGCTGGCCGACCCGATAGACGCCGACCACGTCGTGAACCGCACCCGGCTCACCGACCGGCCGGGCTGGGAAGTCATCCAGTACGCCGACGGGTCGTTCATGGCCGTCGAGACGTTGGGGTGGGCTGTCGGTGCCGGGCATCGCTCGTTCGCCGCCGCAGTCCGGTCGATCGGGGAGGCCGTGGATGCCGGGCGATAGCGCGATCGAGTGGACCGAGCGGACGTGGAACCCCGTCACCGGCTGTTCGAAGGTGTCCCCCGGCTGCGCGCATTGCTACGCCGAGACGTTCGCTGAGCGCTGGCGCGGGATCCCCGGCCATCCGTACGAGCAGGGCTTCGACCTCAAGCTTTGGCCGGCGCGGCTTGACATCCCGGGGCGGTGGCGCAAGCCGAGCGTGATCTTCGTCAACTCGATGAGCGACCTTTTCCACGAGGACATCCCGGAGGCGTACATCGAGCGCGTGTTCGTCCGGATGATGCTGGCCGGCCAGCACACGTTCCAAGTCCTCACGAAGCGACCGGAGCGGATGGCCGACGTCGTGCCGCGGATCTACGAGAGTCTGAGCCGGCAGTCTCCGGACCGGGTTGGGCCGCTTCCGAACGTGTGGCTCGGCGTGTCGATCGAGAACCGCCGGTTCGTCGGCCGCGCCGATCTTCTTCGTCGGGTGCCGGCGGCGGTGCGGTTCATCAGCGCTGAGCCGCTGCTTGGGCCGCTCCGGCACACGGACGTCTACGAGGACGGCTGCACGAGCTACGCCGACGGGTACGCCGACGCCGAGCTCGACCTGACCGGCATCGACTGGCTGATCTGCGGCGGCGAGTCCGGTCCGAAGGCTCGGCCGATGGATCTTGCCTGGGCCCGCGACCTTCGTGACGCGTGCGCGACGACCGGCGTCCCGTTCTTCCTGAAGCAGCTCGGCGGGCGCGGCAGCCGGAAGCGTGGCGGCGACCTCGCGGTCCTCGACGGCGCCCGGCACACCGAGATGCCCGCGCTGGCCGCGGCGACCGCGCGATGAGTGCCTGCCCGCATTGCGCTGGCGTCGGCGTCCTCGAAGCGACCGACATGTTCTGCGGCCATAGCGGCCTCGGCCCACTCGGCGCGCTCGCGGTCATCCATGCGACCGGGCCGCCAAGCAGCGGAGGCAGCTCACCGGCCGGCGCCGGCTTCGCCATGCGCGCCAGAGCGTCCACGCAGTGATCAGACGGCCAGCGACGCTCATCGGCCGTGGCACCACTTGTACTTCACGCCAGACCCGCACGGGCACGGCTCGTTCCGCCCCACCCCACGAAGGGTACCCGCCGGCACGTTGCCGGCCCGCGTCGACTGGCGCTCGGCTTCGTCGGCGATCGCCTGGCCGTCCGGGCCGACGTACGCCAGCTCGCCGGCGGGCTGGCCCGAGCACTCCATGTCGACGAGACGCGCGTCTGTCAGCGCGATCTCGCAATCCCAGCACGCCACGGCAACGAGGTCGCGCTGCATGTTGTGCGTCCCGAGAAACGGCCGCTCGTCATCCGGCGCCGGCGGGTCGCCCGCAGCGTGCTGGCCAACAGGGAGCTCGGCACCACGCATCGGTTTCAGGCCGACCATCCGCAGCGCGTCCTGGTCGGTTACCTCGTACGGCACGACAGCCATCCAGCGGTGCCGGCGCATCAGCCCTGCCCTGCCGGGATCGCCGCGACCGTGAACGGCACGCCGGCGCGCTCAGCCATCTGCCGTGTCGCCGACAGCAGCATGTCGAACAGATGCCGGTGCACCTCCCGGTCGCTCTGGCCGTCCGCGAGGGCCGCCATCCCAACCGGCGGCTGCCCGGCCGGCGAGAACACCAGCACGAACGCCCGCTCGAGTTCCTGCCCCTCGAACCGGCCAAGCGCGACGGCCGCCGTCAGCGCGGCCTGCGCGGCGCGGCCAAGGACGCCGGGCGTCTCGATCACGCCAAGGACCTCGCCGGCCGGCTCGGCCGTTGGCCCGGACCAGTCCTTGACCCGCAGCCGCTGCCCCCCGCCAGACAGCTTCTCAACCACGGCCAGCACCCGGAGCGACACCTCCGTGCCAGGCGGATGCTCCGGCCCGTCGATGCTGGCCGGCATCAGGCGGTACTCTACAAGCTCGGTCACGGCCATCCTCCTCAGAGGGATCGGTTGCAGCTACGCGACCAAAGGTAACAGATGCCGAGGGGCACCTCGCGCGGCTTCCGACCGCGAGCAAAGCTCAGGTCTTGATGAGGATCGCTTGCCCGGTGGGCTGCGCAATCGGCGCTTCGCGCTTGTCCGCAAAGAACGCGTCCACGGCCTGCCGCTGGTCTTCGTATCCAGCGAAACCGTAGTCGTCAAAGACGATGGTGCCACCGCTCACGAGACGCGGGTACACGTACTCGAGCGCTCGTGTCGTGGGACGAGCCGCGTTGAGATCGATGTGAGCGAACGCGAGTGGCCCGGTATCGACCCTCGGGAGCGTGTCGAAGACATCGCCGACGTGGAAGACCGTGCGGCCGTCCCATGCTGCGAGAACCTCGCGAACGTAGTCGACGGATGTATTGTCGAGGCGGCCGGCAAAGCCGAGGGCGCGCTCGGTTGCCGTGAGGTCCGTGTCCGGGATGCCCGCGAACGTGTCGAAGAGATGGCAGCGGCTCCTGCTTGTGGTCGTCAGGACCATGTACATCATGCCGCCGCGGTAGACACCGAACTCGGCGAACGCGCCGAGGCCGTCGACTCGTTTGGCGTGCTCGGTGAGTGTCCACATACGCCATCGAAGTTCCTTGCGCATCTCGGTGAACCACGTTTCGGCCATCCGGTCGTACGCTGCCTGCCAAATCGGGTCGTCTATGAACGGTGAGTAGTGGATCGTCGCGAGCCCGTCAGCTTCGTACGGCCATGCGGTAGCGGGCGGCCGGATAGTGTGGGCGACGTGGCGCGCCAGTACGGCCAGCGGCCTTAGAACGGGCGGCAGTCGGGCGATACGCGACCCGTCGTTGATCGTGCGGTCCACTCTGCCGGCAAGCGTACGGAATGGCGATCCTGCGCGCCGTGACATCGTGATCGAGGCCGGTGCGCAGCCCGGCACCCGCCACCGCGGTCTCGCAGGCAACCCTGCGCGGTCGTCCGCAAGATCGACTAGGCGGCGAACGGGGCGACGGTCACGGGCTGGGGCGTCTCGATGATGAGGATCTCAGAGACCTTGATGACCTGCGTGAAGTCGAGCGTGTGCACGTCGTAGTACTCGGCGGCGCCAACGTAACGCGCGCTGAACAGGTCCGGGGTCTCGCCGTAAGCTGCCTGCTCGACAGTCAGGCGCAGCTTCGACGTCGTCACGGGGACGGCCAGGTCGATGTTGTGCTGCCAGCGATTGTCGTACCACGTCAACAGCGAAATGAGGCCCGGCACGAAACCGAGCTCCCCGCTCGCAGTCGAGTTGATGTAGCGACCCGTGTTGTCCCAGTCCCGTGCCGCGACGGTCGGCAGCGGCAGCCAGGCGCCATCCCAATACTCGAGGCGCCCCTGAGTCATTGCCGTTCCCCGGTTCCCCGACTGCTGCAACGGGAGCGCGGTGACGATCAGGACCTTGCGGAACGTCTTTGGCGTGCTCCAGTCCAGTTCGATGCTCGCGGGAAGGTTCGGGACGGGCGAGTCGAACGGCTGGTAGCCGGCGAACACGTCGTAGGTGAACCCGTCGGATGTCGGGATGTAGCCGGTCTGGTAGACGTTGTCGTTGGCGTGCGACACGGCCTGCAACGGCAGGCCGCCACGGCCCGGTGTGCCGCTCGCTGTAGCCAGTGGCGCAATGTTGACGGGACTTCCGACGATCAGGCCATTGCCGCAGTCGACGACGCTGACGGTCGCGCCAGCCGAGAGCCGGAGGTAGATCGACACGTCGCCGATCGGGAGCGTGACTTGACCGCCGACGACCGCCGCGGTTGCGGTGTTGCCCTGCCAGTCGGAGTACGTCAGCGGCCCGGTGTCGGACGCCGCGAGGGTGACGGTGTCGCCGGGGTTGCCCTGCGCCATCAGCGACACCGTCGTGCCGAGCAGGCCACGATAGATGTTGCCGCGGTAGAAGTTGTTGCCGATCGTCCCGAAGTCGAGGGCGCTCGCGTACGTCTTGGCCCAGATTTCCTCCGAGTAGACGCGCAGGAACACGGCGACGCTGCACATGCCGTTGTTGGCGTCCTTGAGCGAGATGTTCGAGAAGCCTGGGATCGCTCCGTCGAGGAAGATGTAGATGTGCTCCTTCGGAATGCCGTGCCTCTCGCACGTCAAAAAGAGTTGCGCGGCGCGTTGCGCCAGCGCCCGCGGGTTGAACGTCACTCCCGATGGCACGATCTGCCCCGTCTCCGTGAGAAAAATCGGGAGCGTTGGGGATCGGCCGTGAGCCGCGAGCAGCGCGCGTACGCCGCTCAGGACATAGTCGAGGACGCGAAAGTCGCCGAAGTAGTCATTGTAGGCGTGCATCGAAAGGCCGTCGAGGGGGCTGCTGTCGCCTAGGGCGGTCAGCCACAGATCGAAATCCCCGAGCGTGCCAGGGGTGTAGCCAACGTCGCTCGGGCCGAGCACCAGTGCGGAGCTGTTGCCGGCTCGCACCGCAGCTCTCGTCGCCAGATAGTTCGCGGCAGAGTCCGCCTGACTCAAGCGCTGCGGCGGTGTTGTCGGCTCGTTGATGCCACCCCACCAGAGGATGTTGGACGCCGTCCCCGGCCCAAGTGCCGCGGCGGCAGCGGCCATGCCCGCCGCGTACCCAGACCTTGGCGCGCCCCCGCTGTGGGCGCCGTTGATGGCGTTGTCGTTCGGGGCCGTGATGTACTTCGGGCGGTCCCGGACCCCATCGGCAAATGCGGCGTTGCTGTAGTACGCGTTCTCCATCGTGCAGCACGCCTGGATCGCCGCGATCGTTCCGCCCTGGTCCTTCCCCGGCATGAAGACCGTCGGGTGCACTGCGTCCGAGAGTTCGTATCGCTGGAAGTTGGCGCCGATCAGGCCGTGCATCGGAATGTCCATGCCACGATTGTTCGGGTCGCCCACGACCGGGCTCGTTGGGGTTGGAGACGACCCGAAGGCTGGGGCGACCGGGAACGAGCCGATACCGCTGCGAAACACGCACATCTGGAGGTTGTCGGTGACGTAGCCCTGCTTGAAGTCCCACGCCGAGCTGCGGAAGATGATCTGAAAGTGCCCCGGAGGCCACGAACCGCCGGGAGCGGGAATCGTGACGGACGTACCGCTCACCGCGCCCGCCTTGACGACGACCTTGTTGGCGTCGACCACGCTGTACGTGTTCGGCGAGCCGACGATGTTGTTGACGGTGACCGACATCGCGCCCGCAGCGATGACGTTGTTGTACGTCCCCGTGTCGGCCATCACGCGGTGAGGAAGCCTGCGAGGGCCTCCCACTTGGCGCCTATGCCACCGTTCTGCGTCAGCGACGCACTGTAGCTCGTCGCCGGCCCTGTGTTGAGCTGGTAGGCCAAGACGATCAGATTCGACGCCTCACCGCCAACGAGCACGGTCCACGGTCCGACGATGTGCTTGCCGGGCGTCAAGACGGCGGGATCGCCATTAAAGGCGGTGTAGCCGCCAGCCGTCGAGAACGCGATGAACACGAGATCACCGGCCTTCGGCGAAACAACGGCCGTCGTCGAGTCGGTCTGCGGGGTCGCGGCCTGCGTGATCGACGTATAGACCGGTGTTCCGTCGATCGGCGCCAGGACACTCGGCCCTTGCAATTCCACGAGCTCGAAGCCTCTGGCGCCAGCGCCCTCGTCGCCGTAGAACACGATGCTCTGGCTGCCGTCGGAGTTTGATCCCTCCCACAGCTCCGACTGATTCGCGACGCCACCCGGCGTCGTAGCGGCAAACGTCGCGATCGTGTGCCCCGGATCGGCGCTCGCGTTGATCGCGTGATCGGTGATCGCGCCGAACCAGGCGCCCGAGAACGTGATCGTCGTCGCAGCCGGCAGGGGACCACCCGTGACGGTGATCACGCCAGCCGGGATCGTTTCGCCATGCGGGCCGGTCGCAGCAAGCAACGCGGCCTGAAGCGTGGCGTTGCTCGCGTTCCACGCGAACGGCGCCGTGGTATACGTGACACCGAGGCGAGCGAACGAGACAACGACGACGCCACTCGTGATCGACCCGAGGTTGATCACGTCAACCTCATACGGCTCCGGCCAGTTGTAACCGAATGCCCTGCCACCGACGCGCCGCCACGTGGCGCAGATCCCTGTTGGTGGGTTGCCCGATGGGCGCGTCAGGTTCTGCACCAGCATCAAAATGCTCGAGCCAGGTGTCGTCGGCGACGCGAGGGTGATGTTGTTGCCGACGAACGTGTTCGAGACAAGCCACTGAAGCTCGGCCATTCCGAGAGATGCCTTGGTCAGCGCCGAAGCGAAGTAGATCGGCAACCAGCCCGTCGCGGTATCGTCCGCCTCGACCCACAGCTCCTCGATCTGCCCGGCGACGCTTGAGAATGTGGGGCGCGGTGAGCCCATTGTCGCGGGCCACACCGGCTGCGCGACGGTCCCCGTTGACTGCACCAGCATCTTGAACTTACCGCCCGCAACCGGGGCCGGGAACTGAAACGTGCAGGCCCCGTTGCGGATCATCGTGTTCTTGTGGCCGTTCACCATCGTGACGGTGCCGGCCCCGGTGTTGCCGATCGCGTTGACGGGCTCCTGCCCGAGCAGCTCGTACAACGTGTCGCCTTGGGCGTGGGTATGCAGGGCGTCCGCGTACTGGCCGCTCGGGCCGCCCGCAGAGCCGTGCTGCGTGTCGGGGTTGCCCGGGTTCGTGCCACGCGTCGCGGCGGTGACGGCCGCGTACGGTGCGTGGGCACCCGTCGAGCTCGGGATCTGCCCGGCATCGGACGGGTCCGGAAGCGTCCCGGCCGGCGGGTTGGGGACCGTCACTTCAGTTCCAGCCGAACCAAATGTAATCCGTGGCGGAGCCGAACCCCTGGGTGACAAGATCGGTCTGACCGCCGGCGCTATGGATGCACGACGTAACCGGGCTCGAGCCGATCGCGGTCCCGCCGCTCGTGCTGAGGCCGCGCACGAGGGCGAGGTCGGTCGTGACCCAGTTGCCGGTCTTGAGGAACGCGAAGTAGTACCCGTCCGTTGCGGTCACTGTGAACGGGGCGGTCAAGGGAATGACGGCATACCCCGTCGCAGCCCACTGCGCGTTGCTGGCGACGTTCGCCGACTTCGCGAGCAGCGTCCCGGTCTTGTCGAACAGTCCGAGCACGACATTGGCCGGGGGCGTGCCGGCGCCAGGGGTGTTGACGTTCACGATGACGTTCGTGACGACGTCGCCGGCGACGAGGCCGACGAGCGACCCGAGGATGGTGCCGGCGAACGGTGCCTGGACCGTGATTTCCGCGCCGGCCAGCGTGAACGACTGGCCCTTCAGGCCGCGCACGGCATCGGCGATGGCCTGGCGGCCGCTGGGTGGGTTCAGAACGCTCATCAGATGATCCTCCAGACCACGTTGTCACTGATGACCGTGACCGCCTTATACGGCGCCCCGGATGCTGGCGTCCCAAGCGTGACCGTCGCCGCTCCATCGATCGAGGCGGCCGCCGTGGCGAGCGTCACGAGATTCGTGCCGGTCGTGACCGCGTCGACGGTGATCTGCAACCCCGAGTTGCCGACCGGCGTCGGCAGCGTCCTCGTGAACGGGGCGCCCGTTGCGTCGGCGATCTCGACGCGCGGCCCCGTGCTCGGGATCGCGCCCCCGCTCGACACCGCGGCGACCGTTGGTGCGCCCCCACCGCCACCGGCGGGCACGGCCCACGTCTTGTCGCCGCGGAGGAAGTGCGTCGCGTCCGCGGTGCCCGAGGCGAGCTGCGCCGGCACCGCCAGGCTGTCGCTGCCCAGCCCGAGGTAGCCGCTCGCCGCGCCCTTGTTCGTCGTGTGCTCGACCGCGGCGACGCGAGGATCGTTGTCGCCGACCGCGATCGGGTTGCTCGAGCTCGCCGGCGCAGTCGCGAGCTTCGCGATGCCCTTGACCGTCGTCGACGCGTCCGGTGCGCCCGCCGCCGCGACGCCGTCGACGTAGCCCTTCGGCGCCGCCTGCGTCGACGTCGTCGGCGTCGGCACCGTCGGCGACGCCGAGAACGCCTTGATGCCCGTGATCGTTTCCGAGCCCGCGAGATGAACGGCCGTCGGCGTTGTCGGTGCCGCTGCGGTGCCGCCGAGATCGTTCGCGAGCTGAACGACGCCCTTCGCGCCCGTCGTGGCGTCTGGCGACGAGCCACCGGCGTACGCCAGCGAGTTCCACGCCGTCGCGCCGTCACCGATCTTGAACTTGCCGGTGTCCGTCTCGACAACGATCTGCCGCGCCGCGTACACGCGATTCAGGCTCGCCAGGTTCCCGGCTGTATCACCGGCCTGTTGCAACAGCGCAGCGGTCATGCCGGACCTCCGTCAAGGTTGAGTGAGTAGGTACTGCTGGCGCTGCCGCCGTCGTAGGTGACGGCATACGTCGCCGCCGCGTTGCCGCCGTCGTAGACGAGGCTGCCCGAGCCGCCGCCGCCACCTGGCGCCGACGTCCACACGCCGCCGGCGCGCGTCACGACGTCGCCGTCGACCGGCTCCTCGCCGACATCCAGAACGACCGCGCGGAACCCGCCCGGCTCAGGCGGGTCCGGTGCCGTCGGCGTGCTCAGCCACGCACCGATCAGCTGCGCGACCTCGACGTCGGAGAACGAGGCGCGCGAGTCGCCCTCGAGCGCGCCGCGAAGGACGTGCGGCGCGTACGAGCCGTAGCCCGAAGAGATCAGTCCGGCTCGCGTGTAAGGACCAGGCATCGCTGATCCGAGCGTAAGCCCGGCCAGCCCGCGAAGGTCCATGCTCTGCGCTACCGCCGGTCGCGCAACCCGATCACTCGAAGCCAGGCCGGTAGTCCGGCTCCGCGGTGTAGTCCGCCAGCTCGACCGGGTGCAGATCCTCGATCTGGTCAGCCATCGGCACCGGCCCCTGACCGCGCACCGCGTTCAGGCCGCTGTTGCGCCAGAACAACTCGATCGCCGTCAGCTTGTACGCCTCCGCCTGCGCATAGTCCTCGGGCCCGGTTTTGACGTAGTCGACGCGGGTTCGCCCGAGGCCGCCGGGGAGCTCGACGGACCGGCGGTAGAGGTTGCCGAGATGCGCCGGGTACTCCGGCGGCAGATAGTCGAGCGGCGGCAGCAGGATCTTCTGGAGGCGGAACCGTTCGAACGTCGCGTCGTACGTCGTCGTGCGGTTCACCGACACGAAGTGAATCGCGTCGTCCGGGTACCACGGCGGCGCGTCCTTCCGGCCGTCCGGGCCCGGCGAGAAGAACGCGACGCGGTACACGCGGCCTGGGTAGCGGTCGGCGAACGTCTCGGAGAATCGGCCGTCCGGGCTGTTGTCGATGCCGCACATGTTCACGCCGAAGCTGTCCATCAGCCAGCAGAGCTGCTGAAACGCGGTGTTGCCACCGGGGATGTCGTCGATCGCGCCGCAGAAGATCTGGCGGCCCGCCGCGTTCGGGTCGGCCGGGTCGAGTGTTTCCTCGATCACGACGTTCAGCGCCCTGGAGCTGGCCATGTCGACGCCCATCCACCGCCACGCGTACGTCGGCGCCGGCGGCGTCACGAGCCGTAGATCGGGGCGCACGCACGCGCGGACAGCTTCGAGCGACAGGCGGCCCTCCGCCGGCGCCCATGCCTCGCCGAGGTCGCGCCGGTGGAAAGCCTCGACCTCGTCCGGACGCGTCTTCTTCGATCGCTCGATGACCCCCGCAAGGACGCGCCGCCCAGGCACCAGAAGCTTCGGGACGTGGTAGCCGCGAACCGAGCGGTCGGCGAACGTCGCCGTCCACTCGCCGGTCCGCACATCGATCGGGCGCCGGCACTCAGCGCAGACGAGCGCGACCGCGACCTGGTCGACGTTCTGGCTGAACGCCTCGAAGCCGCGCAGCCTGTTCCAGTGGTTGCAGCCATCGCACCGCACCGTCCACAGCCGCTGGTCGCTCGCTTGGTAGAACCGGTCGATGCCAGAGCCGGGCACGGACGGAACGCCAACGCGCCGGATGAGTGCGGCCGACTCGGCACCGGACAGCCGGTACTCCGTGGCCGTGATGTTGGCCTCATCCGACGTGTCGTATTCGTCGATGATGAGGACGTCGACGTCGATCGAGTCGACAGGCTTCTGGAGGCCGCGGAAGCTGATCCAGCCCTGCCCGATCTGTTTCTGGCCGACGTTGTCGACGTGATCGCCAGTCATCCTCGACCGGAGATGCGGCGACGCGCGGATCACCGGTTTGATGCGTTTCCGGCTGAAGTCGCGAAGCTCGTCGTCCGTCGGGAAGGTGTAGAGCACCGACCGACTGAGGACGTCGGCTTGGTAGAGCGCCTGCCGGATCATGCCGGTCGACAGGCCGCTCTGCGTGCTTTTCATCGTGACTTGCTGCGCGTCGTGAACGGCGTGCTCGCTGTAACAAGGCTCGATTTGGAACGCGTACCGCTCAAGGTCAAGCGGGCCGCGTTCCTCTGGCACGAGGTCCACCCATTCGCGGATGCCGATGCGCAGGTTCGCGCGGCGCTGTCGCTGTTGGCCGCGTTCCTCGAGCTCGCCGTGGATCGTGTTCGCGATCACCTCCCACGGGTCGGGGACGGGCTCGTCTACGTCGAGGCCCTCGACCTTCACCTGGCGCTCCGCGGCCGCGGGTTCCACTGCCAGCCGCACACCGGCGCATCGCCAGGCACCTCGTCGAGTGGCCAGCGAGTGCAGTGCAGCGTCTGGCCAGCGACACGATCGACGCGCCACGCGGTCGTGACCCCGAGCAAGAACGTGCCGACCGGGATCTCCGGGCCGCCGACGCGGCGCAGCTTGCACGGCGTGAAGGGCTCGCCCATCAACTTGCCCGTCGACGCGCGCGAGCCTTCGCGTTCCGCTCCTGCCGCAGCAGATCCTCAAGCCGTGTCTCTGCCGCTCGCCAGCGCCGCTGAGCCTCTTTCCGGCCGGAGATGTAGCGCTCCCACTCGCGCGCCAGATCCTCGAGCACGTCGAACGCAGCGACCTCCCGGCCACACTTCCGGCAATGGCAGCGCCGCGTCTCCGGGTTCAATTCGACGTTGCCGGCTGGCCAGTGCGAGCAGTACGTCTTTGGTCGCGGAGTCGTTGCAAGTGGCCGGTCGTCATCGAGCTCGTCGCCGTCGGGGAAGAGCCGCACGACTGGGGCGAGCGGCTCGTCGGGACCGATCTCGACCTCGTCGCTCACCGGCGCCCGCGCGTCGTCGAGCCGGTGTGGTCCGGCGTGCCCCACCAGCCGTGCCACGACCAGCCGGGGCCGAGCACCAACGTCCACCGCACAACCGCGGCGCTCGACAGCGACCCGGTCACCCGTCAGCGACCGGCAGATCCAGAATCGTCAGCTGGCCGTAACGCGCCGACCCGAGCCGAGGGCGCGCCGCGAGCCTGTCGGCCAGGACGGCGAAGCGCTGCTCAAGGCCCGGGTCGGCGTTCCGCGGCACCGGCGGGCGCAGCGCCTCGTGCCGCGCGCACTCGGCCGCGGTGCAGCGCAGCCGCTCGAGGGCGGCGTTCACCCCGCCGTCCAGTCAACACGAACCGCGACGCACGGCACCGGATGCATCCTGAGCATTCCGGCCGCCGCGCCCGAGCCCGGCGCGACCATGACGCCCACGACCGCGCTCGCCGGCCGCCACTCGACCTTGACCTTCAGATGCAAGCCGGCGCATAGAGCCGCCAACGCCGGCGCGAGAAGCTCCCGGGTCGTCACCGCAGCCTCGAGTCCTTCCACCGCCGCACCTCGGCGTCCGTGCGGCGCACGGTCGGCGACGAGAGGTCCTGGCAGCGGAAGACGTACCGAACGCAATAGGTCCGCTCAGGCGCGGGCGGGCGCCGGCGGAACAAGCGCACGAGACGACTCATGCCAGGCCGCCGACGACGAGAGCCGCGAGCGCGATCGTCGCAACATGCGCGACCTGGTCCGTCGCCATCCGCACGAGCGCACCCATGTCGACGATCAGCGGCGCCCCCGGCTCAGCCTCCGGCGCGAGTGCGACGTCGGCGTGCTCGATCGCGTGCTCCTGCCGGTACTTCCAGTAGACGATGAAGTGCGGCTCCCCCGCCGGCGGGGTCTGCCGGATCAGGGCGGACCACCACGCGAGCGGGGTGCGCGTGTCGATGATGAGGTGCGCCAGCGCCACAAGGATCGCTGGCCAGCCGAACACGGCCGCCAGCAGCGCCCCGTGGATGCCGGCGTGCACGAACGCCGCGGGATGCCGGTCCCACCACTCGCCAGGTGCCATCGCGAGCCGCGGCCACACGTTGCCGTCCGGGCCGTCCGTCGTGCCGGCAGGCCGCCACCGGATCTGCCTGAGCGCCTTGTGCTCAGCGATCCACGCGTTCTGCAGCGGCCAGTCCGCGATCAGGTGCGCGACGATGCCCCACGCCAGCAGACCGGTCGCCGACAGCGCGAACGGGTTCACCGCCGGTGTCCTTCGTCGCCGGGGAACGCGACCGCGCACAGCCCGAGCGCGACGCCGAGCACCAGGAGCCACGCCGCGACACCGACGAGCCAGATCACGAGGTGCCCTCGGCCAGCAGCCGGTCACGCTCGGCGCGCATGTCGTCCGCGGCCCGGTCGATCCAGCCGTCGTACGCCGTCCCGTCGCGCGGCAACACGCAGCCCGGATCGACGCACTGCTCGTCGTGCGCGGCGTTCAGGAAGCACAACGGGCACCGCTCAGAGCCGTCAGCGTTCGGGGCCATCACAGCGAGACCCACGAAGCCCATGATGTTGTTGACGATCGCCCAGTGCGCTCCCATCAGCGGGTCGAACGTCGTGAGACTCGCGGCGCCCGGTCCGGCCTCGAGCTCGGCGGCCATGTTCTCCAGCGCGCGCTCGCCGTCGCGCGCGACGAGACCCCCCAGGCCGCGCGCGTCGATCGCTGCACGCAGCCGATCCCAGTGGTCCTGGCAGAACTTCATCCGGCCGGCTTCCCGGCATCGCCGAGCGCCCGACCAAGAACGTTGGACGCCACGAAGGCCGTGATCCCGCTGACCCTGTTCACAGCATGAAGACCGCGCGCAGCCAGCGCCCCGTCGACCTGGCCTATCGCCGAGTCAAGAGCTATCCATGCCTCCACGATCTCTGGGCCGTCGAACGCCGCGGCCATCATCTGATCTGTGCCGGCCAGCCCCGCGGCGCGGATCTCTGCCAGGTCGTCATCGCTGAGCGCCATCACCGCGCCCGCTTCCACCCGCGCGACCTGGCGAGGTACACAAGCGCGTCGAGAACGACGTCCTCGATCTCGTCTGCGGTCCGCTCGAGCCGCTCGTCGACGTCGCGGGCGTGCGTCGGAACGAGCTCGACGGCGACGCCCTGCGCGATGGTGCCGACGGCGTGCTCGAAGCCGCGTGCGGCGAGCACGTCGCGCATCGCTTGGCGGTCGCGGGCCCGCGTGTCCCCGGGGGGCTGGTCGACCATGTGCCGCGTCGCGCCGTCGACGGTGACGGCGCCAGTCGACGCTCCGCTCGTGGTGGCGCGTCGGGCCATCAGTCGCGGGTCACGCGGCCGCGAGCGACGGCGCTTGCAGCACCGCCAGCAGCAGGTCGACATGATCGCCGCGTTCCTGATCCTCCAGCGGCGCCGCGGTCGCGAGATCCTCGGGGAACCCATCCTCGAGATGCCCCGCGATTTCCTCCGGCGTGTCGCCTCTGATCATCGCGGCGACGACGAGCTTCAGCTGCTCGCGCGTCCCGTCCGCGACCGGAACCGGCGGCTTCGGCAGCTCCCGGTCGCGCTCGTCAAATCCATCCATATCGGCAGACTCCCCAGTCTTTGGTTGCGTTACTAAAGGTAGCGCAACGAGCGGCGGAATGGGGCGCTCGACCAACGAATCGTCAACACGAATTTGTGGTGCTTGCGGTAACGCAACGACGAGGCGCAGCGCACCGCGGCAACCCACGGTCTGCGCGGCACGAGGACCTGTCTCCCGGCCAGCAGCAGCGGTCTCCAGCCGACCGGGGCCGTCGGGCCCCGGAAGCAACTCCCGGGCCGATGTCGCTGCACGCGGCGCGAGACTGTCTACAGCCGCGTCAGGCAGCCGGTCGGCGGCCCCCGTGGCCGGAGGGCTTTCAAGACCGTCGCATTCAACCGCTCTGCCACCCCTCCAAGTCCCGCGCACGCTGGGCGAATCGCCGGTCACTGGTCCGGCTCGATATCGATGCGCTGCACGGTCACTGGACGGCCGTAGCGTTGCACACCCGGCGGCGTTACCTCTGGTAGCACGCCATGGTCGTGCTGCCACGACTCAAGGCCGGCCAGCATGTCCGCTACCAGCGGTAGCGCAACCCCAGGGTCCTCGTCGTCCAGCGCGGCACGCAGGCGCCGCCACGCCACGGCGACCTCCGACGGCGCGTCTGGGCCGCTGTCGAGGAACGCGTCGAGCATCCGGCCGGCTTCTTCCTCCGCCCCGGGGAACAGGTGGCCGTACCGGTCGTACGTCTGCTGAATCGACGCGTGGCCAAGCATCTGCTGCACCGTCTTCGGATTGAAGATGCCGGCCGCCGCAGTCGCCGCGATCATCAAGCTCGCGAACGTGTGCCGGCCAGCGTGCAGCGTGATCGGCGCGACACCAGCGAGCGCCCACGCCCGCGACGCGCGCCCGGCGAGAGCCTCGTCAGAGAACGGCTGGTCACGCGCCGCGTTTCGACAATGCCCACCAAGCGACGCCCGGGCGAACACGAGACCGCGGCCGCGGCCGGCGCGCTGCCGATGCTCAAGCAGGATGTCGCGGAGCACCCCGGCGATCGGAACCTTGCGGTCCTGGCCAGCAGCGGTCTTCACGTCCACCGTCTGGCCGCTGACCGGGTCGTAGCTTCGCTGCACCCGGATCACGCCGGCAGCCAGGTCAACATCCGACCACCGCAGAGCCATCAGCTCGCCGCGGCGCAGCCCAGCGTAGATCGCGGTCGCCCACACCGGCCGGTCACGGTCCTCGAGCGCGCCCAGGAGACGCGGGATCTCTGCCGGTGTCGCGAATCGCAGCCGGCGTCCCGAGCCGGCGGGCACACGCACCCCGGTCGTCGGGTTGGTCGTGACGTGCTCGAGGTCGAGTGCCTGCCGGTACACCGCGCGCAGCGGGATCACGATGTTCTTCACCGTCTGCGCCGCGAGACCCCTTGCCTGAAGCGACTGGACGTACTCGTTCAGCCGCCCGCGGGTCAGCTGGTCGAGGCGAACGCCGCCGAGCTCGTCGAACAGCTCGTTCTCCATGCACCGGCGGTAGCCGCGCAGCGTCGACGGCCGGTACGGCTTGTCGCCCCTCGCCAGCACGATGCCGTTCTCCGCAGCCAGCAGCCACGCCTCCGCAGCTTCCCGCACCGTCGGTGCGCGCCCGATCGTCCGCTCCCCACGCTCGAATGCGCGATCGGTGTCGCGCTTCCACGACCGTGCGGCCGCGAGCGTCGCGAACGTCCGCGTCAGCCGGCCACGCCTCGGCCCAGCCTGGACCTGGTACCGCGGCCGGCACGTACACACCGTGAGATCGTCGGACGTCACCGCCGGGCACGACCGGGCGTGCCGGCGCCGCACCCCTGGCGGCAGCCTGTTCTGAGCGTCGCTCATCGCGCGGAGGCTACGTCGCGCGGCTCATACCGTCCAGCGCGCTCCGCCGACCTGTCAAGCCACCGCTCGATCTCGCTGACCGGGTACAGCCGGCGCCGGCCGCGCCGCACGCACCGCAGCTCGCCCGACACGTGCTCGTCAAAGAAGTCCACGCTCACGCCCAGTGCCTCCGCTGACTCTGTTCGGCCCAGCGCCAGGCGCGGCGTGCTGCCCCTACCATCCGCTCGCATATTCACCTTCCCCTTGCCGTGAGAGGTTGCAGTCGCCCACCCATGTTTTCGGGCACTCACGGGACGCGAACATACAACCAACAAACGGCGTCTCAACTCGTCGATCGGCAAGCCGGCGGCTGACAGTTCTCGTCCCAGCCGTCTCTACCGGCCCGGGCAGGCCACCACCCGCCGGATCCGCAGGTTCTTATGCAGCGATCTGCCGGCCGTCACCGGCTGGCCGGCCCATCCGTGTCTCCGCGAGCGCGAGGAACTCGCGTAGCGCGTCGTCGCCGACGTCGTGGCGGCGCAGTAGCTCTGCGAACTCGCGGAACACAAGGTGCATTTCCGTCGCCAGCCCGGGTGCCGCCGGATGGCGCGGCACCATCCCGGCTGCCCGCTCCACCTGCCACCGCAGCAGCGAATGCTCAACGAGCGTCCGCAGAGCCCCGATGCGGTTCGAGTCGTTCTCGGCCGTCACCGCGACCGTCGCGAGCTCGTCGACGCTGAACCGAACCGCGGCGAGGAGCGCGGCGAACGAGTCGCGGCCGTCAGCGTCCTCGGGTGTCGACGTTTTCCAGTCGAGCAGGATGTTCGCGATCTGGCGGGGCGTCACGCCAAACTCCGCGGCCAACCGAGCGGCCGGCACGCCGGCATGATGCGCCGCCGCGATCCGCGAGTTGCGGCGGGCACGCTCCCGCGACGTCATCCTTGGCTGGCCGGGCCGTTTGGGCGGGTCCGGACTGAAAGATTCTTTCGCGGCCATTCCGTGACCGATGGTAACGCAGGCTGCAACCCGTGGCCGGCGCTCAATGGTCGACTCGAGGTCCGGTCACGACAGCGCGAGCCGCTCGAGGCGGTCGTACACGTGCTCGGGGCAGTCCGGGCCGACCATCGCCAGCAGCACCTCGAAGTACCGTGTTCGCAGGTCGGCGTCCGGTGCCGCCACCACGATCTCAAACGGCCGGGCGGGCCCGATGAGGCGCTCACCGATCATCTCGATCGGTTTGCCAACCTGGATCTCTCCGCCAGCCACCAACGTCGGCTCCTGCACGGTCTCCTCGTCGGTGTCGATCGGGTCGCGCGGCGCCGCGGCCTGGTCCGCGGCGGCCGTCAGCGTCCAGATGACCGCCGGCCGGCCGCCGCTGCCGTCACGCTCTCGCAACCCAGCGCGACGCACGACCCTGGCGTCCTCCAGCTGCCGCAGGCACCGCGCCGCGTTCGATCGCGTCACAGCGTTGCCCAGGCCCTCGGCGATCGCCGGCGCGGTCTGCGCGCCATGGTCACGCAGATAGTCAACGATCCTCGACATCTGGTGCTGCGCCAGCAGTTCGTCCGCGCCCTTCGCCGGGCGTGCCGGTTCCAACTCGACGGCCGGCTCGGGCCGCCGCTCGATGATCTCCACCAGTGGCTCCTTTCCATTGACGCTCCGCGCCGCGCGCTCGAGCTTCGCCTTGATCCTCGCCAGCTCCCGCGGGATCTCATCTCTCGCCAGGCCGAGCTTGCGACACGCCTCGTCGCTCAAGCCGCCGCGGGCGTGCAGCACCAGAAAGTTCTGCTCGGGCGGCGTGAGCACCGCGAGGGCCTCCCGGCCAGCGTCGCTCATCCCGCCGCCGCTACGAGCCGCGCATACTCGTCGACGCTCAGCACTACGGCGTGCATCTGGCCGTGCCGCGTCAAGACGTACTTCTCACGATCGCCGGCGACGAGCTCGTCGACCATGCGGTTCAGGCCGCGCATGCCGTCGCGGACCGTCGCGAGCTCGTCGTTGCCGACAACGATCGACGCGCTCACCAGACGCCTCGCTCCCACAACTCCTCCGAGATCTGCGTGAGCAAATCGACTGAGACCGCGGCTGGCTCGCCGGCGTAGACCGCGGCGACGATGTCGGCGGTGCACGTCGGGAACCCGGCGAGCCGACACGCCGCTGCCGCCTCGTCGCAAATGTCGGCCAGTTCGCTGTCGGTCATGCCGTCACGAGCCGCATCTGGCAGTCCGAGCACAGGTCGCCGCCACGAGCCGCCGTCTCGAACGGCCGCTGGCCCCACACGGCTCCTGGCAGACGCCTGCGCGTCGCCTCACGCTCAACGTCGAGGATCGTGTCCTCGAACCACTCCGGGAAGAACGTCAGCAGATCCAGGCGCTCGCCCGGCGCCGCGAACGCCCCGCAGTTGCACTCGCCGGAGCGATGCATCAGCGCAGCGACGTCCGACTCCGGCAGCCGGTGCTCGAGGCGGTAGCGGCGCATCGCCTCGTTCGTCCAGTCGATCAACGGGTTGCACCACACCTGCGCCTTCACTCGGCGATGCGGTGCCTTCTGCGTCCGGGCGCGCCGCGCCGACTCGCCGCGCCGCGTGCCGGTCAGCAGCATGATGCGGGCCAGCCGATCGCCAGGCGCAAACTCGGCCTTCGCGTCGCGCACGAGCTGCTCGACGCAGCGCTCCTTCAACCGCGTGTACGCCACCCGGTGGCCGGCCGGCCCGGGGAAGCCGTGCGGCGCGTTGCCGAGACCATCGCCCTGCGCTCGGCCGTGACGGGCACGCAAGAGGTCATTGAAGTCGCTCATCCGCGCCGTCTGGTGCCGGGCGCGCCACACCACGAACTCCGAGCCGAAGTTGTGCCACCAGTCCGGGTCGCCGAGAACCATCACGCGGAACGCGTCGCCGGCACGCAGGATCCTCAGCGGCTTGCCGAGCATCCCGGCCATGTTCTCGACGAACTCGACGACGCCGGGCAGCGCCGTGCCGGTATCGATGAACGCCAGCTCGTCGTACTCGTCGACACACCGGTGCGCCAGCACCGTCGAGTCATGGCCGCCAGAGAACAGGCAGAACGTGCGGACCGGCCGGTGCTCGGCGCGAGCCGCCGCGACCAGCGCGTCAGGGTCGGCGGCGAGGCCGGGCAGCATGTCCGTCATCTCGCCGGCACCTCCTGCTCCCACCGCTGCTGATGCGAATGCTTCAACGACACGGGCTTGCCCATCCCGACCCGCACGCACGGCCGCCCCTTCGGCATCCCGCACCGCGGGCAGTCGCGCCGCTCGTGCGCGGTACGGATCAACTCGTTCGCCGCCGCGGCGGCCGCCAGCAGACGCTGCTCAGTTGCCGACGCGGCGCTCACCGCGCGCTCACCCGGATCGGTCCGTAGCCCGCCGCCAGGTTGAAGCCGATCGCCCGGGCCGTCGCGATCGTCAAATCGAACTCGCGGCCAGCAACGAACGGGCCCCGGTCGATGACGTGCGTCTCGATGCACCGCCGAGCGCACACCCGAATCCGCTTCCCGCACGGCAGCACCTTGTTCGCGACGCCAAGCGTCCGGTCCGTCAAGTTCCCGCCGCCGCACGCGAGCGCGCCACCGGAGTCAGCGACACCGTAGAAGCTCGCGATCGCTGTGCGCATCGGCTGACGCGCGTCAATCTTGGCCTGCACCCTGCGCACGCACGCCGCGGAGTGGCACCGGCCGTGCTGGCGGGCGTCAGCGGTCACGGCCGGCGTGAGCGCAGTAGCGATGGTCGCCGCCAAAGCGGCCAGTGGTCGTTTGATGCAATCGTCCTCCTCTTGCGTGTCGCCGCCCCGATTCGGGAACGGCCTGGTGTGCCAGCGCGCACTCAGCCAGCAGGTGAAGATCAGTCGTCATGCCCGGCCGGCCAGCACCGCGGGATCAAGAGGGACAAGCACCCACGCCTCGGCGAACGCCCCCGCCTCCCACGCGTCGTCCCACGAGGTGGCGTCGTACCGCGTCAGCAACGCGGGGTCATGGACCAAGTCGAAGCCGCGAGCGACGACGCAGTGCAGCGCGACACGGCCGTCCGGCTCAGGCGGCAGGTTCAGCGACGGCAGCGACGCGATCCAGAGGCCGAGTCGCGGCACCATCGTTGGGTCGACCTGGACGAGGCAGAAGCCGTACCGGCCGACCTCGGCGTTCAAGCGGTCCCACCATCCCTCGCCGTGACAGTTGGCGATGGCCGTGATCGGCAGGCCGAGGATCGACGCGATGCACGCCGGCACGCAGTCGCCGCGCTCGGCCGCCGGATCGTTGCCGCCACCCGACTTCGTCTGTCGCAGCCAACGAGTCACAGCAGAGATCCCTGCGCCGACTCGGACCTCGTCGCCGGCCGCGGCTCGCCGCGCGTCGGACACGTCACGAAATGCGACACGTGCGTGCCCGACCCACCAAGATCGCCGTCAGGGTGCGCGTCCCGGAACGCGATCGCCGCGGCACGATTGCGGAACGCGTGCGCACGCCCGTGCCCGTCGACGAGGATGTTCCCGATCTCGTCGTTCGGCTCCGGGTCAAGCGGCATCCGGGCGCCCGTCGCTGCGGCTTTCGACCACACGATCTGCGCCTTGCACGACCGGCACTGGCCGTACACCATCAGCCGGCCTCACGCGCGGCACTGACCGCCTTGAAGTCGTCCTCGCTACCGCCGCGGTCAGGGTGCGTCGCGGCCAGCGCGCGCCGTGCGTCGCCGTGCTCCCGGATGATTCGCCGGCCGCGCTCGACGATGGCATCCTGCGGACTCGGGAGGCCCTTCCAGCCGGCGTATTGCTCGCCACGCTTCGTGACGCCGTACCGGTCGACCTTCCGTAGCGCCTGGAGCGCCAGCGCGATCGCGCGCACGTTCGCCTGCCACGACCGGAACGTCGAGCACGGGTACCGCAGATCGCCGTGCGGCGTGCCGACGAGCGTCAGGATCACGCCCGGCTGGCCGGCGCGCGCCGTCGCCCTGGGCATCCCGTCCATCCGTAGGTCCTGCTCCCGGATGTCGATCTCAAGGATCGTGTCGCTGGGCCGCAGATGCCGGACCTCGTCGACGAGGAGACCGACCGTGTCCGACCAGCTCGCGCGGAATGGCGACCCGGACCAGCCCTCGAACGTCGGCGCCGGCAGATTCATCGACAGCGGCCGGAATGTCACGACCCCAGCGAGCTCCCCGTAGCTCATCCCTGTGCCGCCGCGATCGCGGCTTCGCCCCGCGCGCGCTCCTCGTCCGTCAGGCCGCCGTTGCACAGGCGGTCGGCGTCGTCGAGGATCCCGCCGGCCTGCGCCCACAGCTCGTCCGCAACGTCGTCCTGGCCAGCGCGCTGCGCGATCATCGCCCGCGCGCAGAGTTCGCCGGCGGCGCGCCGAATCTCGTTCATCCGGTTGCTGCGCCGCACCAGGTCGACGGCGACGATATGCGAGCAGCCGCCATGCGCGGGGCACGTGCACGACGTCTCGCCGCCGGCCAGGACGACGGTGTACGTGCCGTGGTCTCCCTCGACCTCGAACACCTCGACGGGCGAGAGACGGCGGACCTTGCCGGTGTCGGCGAGACGGACGGCCTTGGCTTGCGTTGATGCGGTCACAGCGGGGCTCCTTGAACGGGAGAGAACGGGTTGCCCCACTAAGATACCAAAGGTAACGCAAGAATGCGAGGGGCAGAGCGACCGCTGATAACGCAAGCGGTCGCTCTGGCCCGGGGTGCTACGAGAAGCTGGTCGGGGGGATGACCGCCGACACGTTCGGGTCGGCCGGCGCCGCGGCGCCGGTGGTCGGGTCGACGACGGGAGCCGCCGGATCGGTGGGGAGGGAGGCCGAGCTCGCCGGCACCGTCGGGCCGGCGTAGGCGTGCCACACGCCGCCGAGGCCGTCGCCGGTCGCCGGGCCGCCCGCGGTGTCGCCGGCGAACGTGAACAGCGGCTTTCCGTCGGGGGTCGCGAGGTCCGTCTTCGTCCAGGGCGAATCGGCCGTCGCCGGATCGCCGTCGAACGTGTACAACGGAAGCGCCTGGTCGACGGGCGGCGCGGCCGGCTGATCCGGAGACGGAGGCGGCGCGTCGACGGTGGGCGTCGGCGGCGCGTCGACGGGCGGCGGCGCGTCGGCCGGGGGCGATGCGGGCGATTGCTCGACCGGCGCCGGCGCGTCGACACCCGTCACCGTCTGCCCGATCGACTCGAGCTTCGCCGTCAGCGGCGACAGATCGACCGGCGAGCCGTCCACGGTGACGAGCCCGGCAGCCTGCAAGCCGGCGACCAGCTTGTGCGCCGCGTCGAGGTCGGTCGTCACGCGCGTCTTCATGTCGGCGACGTCGGCCGCCACCTCGTCCAGCTTCGCGTTCAGGTCGTCGAGTTGCGTCATCAGGGCCTCCGAGAGAAGTAGTTGCGCCCACAGAAGGTCGCGGGCGGTTGGCTGGTCGCCGTCCAAGGAGGCGTCGTGGAACCGGCGTACCTCCGCGGCAAGGTCGTAATGGCGACTCATCCCCATCGATGCTACCGCTACCAAAGGTCGCGGAAGCCACCACCCTGGGGAGCGGCGCGACGGCCGGCCTCGCGGTGTGCGCTGCTGCGGGGCCGGCCGTCGCTGGTGGGGGAGGGTGCCGCCCTTACCCATCCTTTCGGACCTAGGCGGCGTGGGATCTTGGCCGGGCTCAGCCCGAAGTTGGTTGGCTCTCTGCGAGCAGCTGCGCGCGCAGCTGGAACTCGATCGGCCCGGGCACCGTCCAGAGGCCCTGCGCGAACGGGTGCCGTCCGTTCTCGTCACGTGGGGATAGCGGCTCGACCTGGCGGACGTTCTCGAGAATCCAGGCGTAGCGGCCCGGCGAGAAGTCACCGCAGGCCGTCTCGTGCCCATTCTCTGCCAGCCGGCGCGCGAGCGGAGGCGGACAGAACGACCGTCCTGCGCCCGGGCGGTAGACCGTAGGCAAACAGTCGACGAGCTCGGCGACGGCGATGATCTTCCCGAGCGTCAGCGAGAACGGCAGCGGGAAGACGCGCCCTTGGTCCAGCCACCCGCAGCTCAGCGGTCCGCCGGGCCCGTCGCTCGCCGCATTGCACGCTTCCCAGAGCGATCGGGTATCCCAGATCATCTCGCGCATCCCGTCGAGCGTCCCCGGGTAGCCGAGCTTCCGCAGCGGAGCGAAGCCGGCCGCCGCATGGATCGCGATCGGCCCGCGATACGACGTCGACCACGACCTCGTCTCGATCCGCTTCACGCCGCGCGCGACGAGAGACGCATAGGGCTCGGTGAGCGTGAGCGCCTTTGTCATCCCTCAGTCCCTCCCAGGGCCCGGACGGCCAGCTCGTACGGCGTGAAGTGGCCGAGCAGCGGCGCCCCATAGGCCAACGGGTCACCAGCCCAGTTGTCCGGGTCGGCGAGGTAGCGGAGCGCCGTTCTGCCTCTCCGTGCCTCCTGTAGCTGGGAGGCCAACTGGTCCCGCTCGGCAACCTTCGCAGCGACGATCGTCTCCAAGCGCTCAATATGGGTCGCGTCCTCGCTGGCGCTCGCCAGTGCTTGGTCGCGCTGGACCTCCGCGTGCTCGGCTCGACGGACCCATCCGTTCGCGATCCCCGTGCCCTCGCAGTGACGGCAGTCGTACGGGCCGGCGTCGCTCATCATCTCGCCGTCGCCGTCGCAGCCTGCGCAGCGCAGTTCCCTCCAGAGGCGCGCCATCCCTTGCTCGCGCTCTTCGGCTCGGTCCGCTCGCTCTAGGGCTGCTTGGAGTTGAGCGGCCGGGACAACCTGAACCTCGTCGACTCCCGCGTGCTCGGTCGCCTGCGGGAACATCGGGTGCGAGTAGGTCACGCAGCCGTCGTGCTGCCGGCCGTGGTGACTGCCGCATTGCCGGCAGATTCGGATCGTCCACGGCCCTGTCGCTTCGATCGGTGTAGAAGGGCTCTCGACCGGCTCTTGCGTCATCTGCTTGACGGCCGCATCGGCGACCGCCGACAGCGCAGCCATCGCCTCCTCGCTCAGCTGGGCGTTCCCCGAGACGCGAAGCGACGTGCCGTCTGGCCGCTCGATGAACGTCGTCACGCGCTGGCCGGTGCCGCTGCACTCCGAGCAGCCGCCGCCGTTGCAGCACGGACAGACGGTCGCGAACTCGCTGGAGTCGCAGTCAGACATCGGACGCTCTCTCTACGGGCTCACCTCTTGCGGCCAGGAGGGCTCGCGTGTTGGCCAGGATCTCGGGCCCGCGCCCCAGCACCTCCACGTCCTCCCATTGCCGCAAGGGGTGCGCCGCCGTCCACGTGACCACGCTCTCCCAACAGAACTCCTCGGAACCGCACGCGATGAGCTGCAACGACGGCTCGTGGCCGCGCAGCTCCTCGTCGGGATGTTCGCGGGCCGGGTCGCCGGAGAAGGTGATGACCGCATAGTGGGTGTTCATCAGAACGGGATGTCGTCGTCGCCGACGCCCTGGCCCGGCCGGCCAGCGCTGCCATACCCACGCACCGGCTGCACGGCCGCCGCCGGCTGCCGGCCCCCGGACGTCTGCCGCTCACCGCGCGGCACCGGCACGATCGACTCAGCCACGATGTCGACCGCCTGCCGCTTCACGCCGTCCTTCTCCCACTCCCGCCACTGCAACCGGCCCTGCACCGCGATGCCGTCACCCTTCGACAGGTTGCCGGCGACCCACTCGCCGATGCCGGACCAGACCGTCACGTCGAAGTACATCGCCCGGTCCGACCACTCGCCGGTACCGTCCTTCACGCGCTCGTTGACAGCGACACGCAACTTGCACAACGCGGTCCCGGACGGCAGATGCCGCAACTCGGGGTCCGCCGTCAAGTTGCCACTCAGGCAGACGGTGTTCATGGTGAAGCCGGGCATCGGAGCCCTCCCGCGGTCGTAGGGTTGCGCTACCTACGGTAACAGAAGCGGGGGGCGCGTGCGAGCGTCAGAACACGGACGCTGCGGGGTACGCCCGCGAGCAGCTGAACCCGGTCGCCGCGACCTGGCCGCGGAGCGCTGGCCAGCGCAAAGTTGGCGTGCCCGCCAGGGCGTGCGTATCAAGGCTCGCCGCGATGTCGAGATCAGACTCAAGGATCCCCGTCGCCTCGGCGTGCCTGAACGACTGCGGCGCCGTGACGTCCGCGGTGTAGATCACGAAGTCGCGGTTCAGCTCGTCGACGGTCTTCCTCGCACCGCGAAAACATCCGCTGCGCTGGCTCGCGACGAGCTGCTTGCGACCCTCGTACGACGTCTCGAACTGCGTCACGGTCAGCACGGCGAGCGCCAGCAGAAGAATCAACGTCGTGAGCGACTTCACCGGTGAACCGCCGCCTTCGGCTTCACCGGCGCGTTGATCACCGCACAGTTGCGATGCGGCGCAAGATCACCAATCAGCACCGCCGCGAACGCCACACCTGCCTCGCTCACCTTCCGGGCCGCCGGCGACTCGCCTGTCTCCGTCTGCGTAACTTTCTTCCGCAGATCCCCCAACGTCTTCTGCCCGCGCTGATTCGTGTCGTTGCACGCTGCGATGCGCTGCTGCTGGATCGCTGTGACGGCCGTCTTCAACGTCTTCGCCTGCGAGGCGATCGTCCCCTGCGTTCTGGCCAACGTCGCCTGCTGCGTCTTGAGCGTCGTCTGCTGACCGGCGATCGTGCGACCCTGCTCATAGTTGCGCCACAGCCCGAACAAGACCAGGCCAAGCCCGACCAGCACGATCAGCGTGTACCGCCGGTCTGCGTGGCGGCGCGTCACCAGATCGCCCCGAACAGCAAATACATCAACATCCCGGCCAAGAGCCAGACAGCCAGCAGCGCCATGTCGCGGGCCGTCGCTCTCACCACTCCTCCGGTGCGCGGCGACGCCGCGGCGCGTCGCGACGGCGCGACGACTGCGCCCGATAGTCCCGCTCGAGGTCCTCGTCCTCCCGGTCGTCCTCGTCCTCCTGGTTGCGGCGCCGCGACTGCTGCTTGCGGGCCTGCAACAGGCCGTACCCCACCAGCAGGTCTCCCCCCGCGGTCTGCACGAGCGTTCCCCGATCGCCCCCAAGGATCGGTCCAGCACCAATCAAGATCGCAGCCAGCGAACAGACCACGACGAGCGACATCTCGTCGATCTTTCGGCTCAGGCGAGACCGACCTCGTGATTTGGACCGCGACCCCATTCATCGGGGACGGGCCAGGCGGACGACACGCAGATGGGCGCCACGGAACACCCCCCAAGCGTACGACCGCCCCGCCGCCACACGTCCATGCTCGTGTGCGACCAACGGTCGCACACCGCGAGCTACTGGCTCTTGGCCTGCCCCGCCGGGGCGCGCTGCCGGCCAATCTCCTCCGCGAAACGCTCGACATCCGACTTCACCCAGACCGGGCCGGCATCGATCCGCTTCGGCGGAATCATGTACGTCCGGCCCGTGTCCGGATCAGGCCGCAGCCACCGATTCAGCGTCATCTTCTGAATCCCGAGGATCTCAGCAGCCTCCTTCGCGCCGACGAGATCGGGCAGCCGCGATGTCCGCCACGGCCGTCTAGGCATACGAACACACTGAGAACGCGAAAGCCATACCGGTGCGCATGTTACCGAAGGTCGCACGGCCGCGGGAACACCTTGACTGCGGACATACCGGCTCGCCGCCGGCGCCCCGCATCAGACCGCCAGCGCCAGCGGAAGCGCCGAGCAGTCCCGCGGATCGATCGGCGTCCACGGCCGTCCCTGCCGACGCGGCACCCTCGCCGCGTCGAGCTTGAAGTACGCCGTCTTGCGCTCCGCCGGCCGAAGCGCAACGACGGCCCACCCGCCGTGCGTCTCCGCGATCTCAAGCAGCGCGTTCCACTCCGCGGAGCCGATGTCGCCGCGCCGCTTGCACTGGATGAACAGCACCGGCCGGTCCTTGCCGACGGCGACCAGGTCGACTTTCGTCTTCGACGCGTACGACCGCATCACCCAGAACCCGCGGCGCTCGAGCTGGCCGCGGACGGATACCTCGAACGCCCGGCCGAGTTTGTACGGGCTCGCGCCACCCTTGCTGAGACCCTCGGTCGGCGCGGGGCTCGGGCCCGGCCGGAACCGCCGCTGCGCCGGCGTGAGCGCCATCAGGACGCCACGCGCTCAGGCAGCGCCGCCAGGTAGTCCGGCCGCTCGAGGCCGCGCCGCGGAGGCTTCCGGCCAGCGTCCTCCTGCCGCGCCGTATCGAGCCGCCTCAGCGACGCCGGCCCCTCGACATGCGCGATCGCCCGCGACAGCACCGCACGCTGCGAGAACTGCTCCCACTTCATCCGCATCTGCGCCTCGAGCGTCGTCGCTTCACCGGCCGCGATCGTGTCGACCTCGCCCCACGTCGCGTACCCAGCCGTCACGAACTCCCGCACCAGCGGATGCAGACCACTCTCGCGCCGCCTGTCGGCGATCATCGCCGGCCGGCAGCTGCACGGCGCGTTCGACCGCTTGTGCGGCGACGCGGAGTCGGAGAACACGAACCCCGAGCCGTCGCACCGGCCGTCCGGACACGTCCACTCGCGCCGCTCACCGACAGCGGCCTGCATCGCAACTCGGCGCGCAACTAGTTGCCGCTTCACGTCACCCCAGTCCGGCGCGTCGACCTGCAACCGGGCGACCTCAAGCAACACCATCGGCGCGGTCGGCGCGAACTCCCGGCCCGAGCGGGCGAGGACCTCGACTGCCGTCAGCGCTTCGGCCGGGTCGACCTGGCAAATGTCGTGCGCGTACCGCCGGCGATCGTCGTCGTCGAGCCGCGCGTTCTTCCAGATCTCCTCGACCCTGGCGACGACCTCGAGGGCGCCGGCCAGCTTGGTGCGCTCAGCCATCGGGATCATCCGATCTCGCCGTTGCGGAGCGCGGCTGCCATCGCTCTCAGTCGTGCTGGCCCATCGTTGCTGTCGCGCCGTCCCATTGTGCGACCAACGGTAGCGGAGCGACCGGCGGAATTGAGCGGCACGCCGCTGTCGTCGAGTTGCTCGATCGCCGCGAGGTCCCGAGTGCGGGCCAAGAACGTCCGATAGGTCCTGGCGACGTCAACGATTGGGCGGGGAGGATCTACCGCCCACGCCGCGAGCTCGTGCGCCGTGGCGACGAGGGGCGCTCGAGGGTGCGCCATGATCGCCAAGCCAACCTCTCGCGGCCACACGACTTTCGCTTTCGGGTGTTGCTCGGCGACGTCCCGCAGGATCCTCAAGATGTGCCGGGCGTGCGGCCGCAGCTCGTCGGGGAAGCCAGCTGGCGGCTGATCTCGCGCGCTCTCGCGCGCTCTCTGTTCCTGCTTGGAAGCGTGGTCGTTCTCTAGTGGTCGTTCTTGCGACGCACCTGGCGACAGGGGGGTAGTGTCGTTTCGTGCATCCCCCCCCGGCAGATCGTGCACTGGGGTGCCGTCGGGCCACTCGGTGATTTCTGGGGCGCACAGCAGAAACTCGTCGCCGCGGCGCCCGCCGTCGCGGCGGAACTGCGGCCGGCGCGCGATGAGGCCCATCTCCTCAAGTGCCTTCAGGTGGCCGCTGATCGCGCGCTTACCCATCTCGGTCGCTTGCACGAGCGTCGCGAGTTTCGCTTCGCACCGCCCGGTGTTCGTGTCGGCCATCACGGCCAGCGCGCCGAGAACGGCCTTGCGGCCGTAGTTGCCGGTAGTGACGCCGAACGCCCACCGCTGAAAATGCCAGGGATCCTGCATGAACCTCTCCTTCCGTCCGAGCACCCTGAAATGATGCTCGGGCTGACAGTGGGCGGCAACTCCTGAAGGGCCCGCTCCTCCCGGGGGCGGGCCCTTCCTCGTTCTCAGGCTGCGGCGGCGATCCCGAGTAGCCGGCGCGCGGCCTCGGACCGCGAGTCGTAGACGGTGATCGCCCTGACGTGCGGCCGGATCGTGACCTTCGACACGTTGCCTTCCGCGTCGTATGTCGGGTCGATCTCGACCTTGCCGGCCCTGGCCGGCACGATCAGCGTCAGCTCCGGATCGGAGAACGGAATTAGCCCGGTCTCCGCGCCGCCCTTCACCGACCGGCCCTGGAACTTGAACACGACCTCGACGGGCGTGCTGCGGGCGTACAGGTTCGCGAGCGTGACGCGCTTGCCCTGCTCGACGACGAACAGCTGACCGTCTTCTTCTTCGCCGGTCTCCGGCTCCTTGCGGCCGGCGTCCTCTGCGTCAAGCTTCGCCTGCTCCGCTGCTGCGTCGTCGATCTCGTGACGCAGTGTCCGCACGTTGTCCTTGTCGTCTGCCATCGGATTCCTCCTGCTCGTGGTTGACCTGCAAGTCGGGGTACTCGCGCTCGATCGCACCGACCAAACCGAGCCGCTGCGCGAACGCGATCGCGGCCGCGGGCACGAGGTGCCGCGGAACGCGCTGCACGGCGTGCTCGTGCCGGGCGTGGTGGTAGCGGCACAAGCACATCGCGTTGTCGGAGTCCCACAGCGACCCCCACAGCCCGGCGCGCTTCAGGTGGCGTTGCGCCACTACGTGGTGGCCTTCACGGATCCGCAGCTGGCCGGCGAGCGCGGCGACGATGCGGTCTGGTGGCGGGAACGCGAGGCACATCACGCACGGGACGCGGCACGCGGACCGCTTCCACGCTTCCCGGGCGACCCGCTCGAGCTCCCACTCCCTGGCAGTCTTCGGGCGCTGCCGCTGCTGCTTTCGAGCCAGCGACTTGGACCGCTTCAAGCTGCTGCTCTTCACGGCGCGTCAGGTCCGCGGGTCAGCGCCTCTAGGCCCTCTTCGACGCTGACGACACCGGGGCTATCCGGGTCGAGGACACTCAGGGCGCAGCACACGATGTCGAGCGCCCACCGTGCGCCCTTCAGCGCGCCGGCGGGCACCTGGTCAGGATCGACCGGCTCGCGGCCGTGCAGGCCCTCTCTGGGGCCGTCAGCGGCCGCCAGGTCGACCGGCAGGCCGACTGCGTTGATCAGGGCGTACGCGGCGTCCTTGAGCGCCAGGGCGAGCCGGTCGACGTCGTCGCTCATCGCGGCGCCAGCCGGCGAAGCACCATCGCGACGGGGTCGTGCACTCTGGTCAGCCAGGCGCCACCGGCACAGAGCCGACTGTTACCGAACGGCGTCACCGGCGACACGTCGCCGCAAACGGGGCAGTGCCAGACGTGGGTCATCGGGCCGGCCGGCTCCGGTGGACCACCGATGCGGGCCGTCGCGCGCACCCGGCCGCCAGCGAGACGCCGAATCGTGACTATCGGCGTCCTCATGGCTGGCGAAGGTCGATCTCGACGCAGACGATCGGGTCAGCGCCGCGCGCCGTCCGCAGCCCGAACGCGAGATAGCGACACCCGTCGCCCTCGCCGCCGTAGTCCACGAACGGCCGCGGCACCATCCAGGCGTTGAACTCCACCGAGAGCCTGCGCCAGCGCCTCACGCCGGCACCGGCGCAGCACGGCGCTGCGCGTTCTCCGCGGCCGCGCGCTGCGCCGCGGCAAGCCACTCCTCGTCCCGACGCGCACGCTCCGCCGGATCCGGCGCCTGCTCGGGCTCGCACGGCCCCCACGCCCGGCCCCCGGTCGGCTTGTCCTTCCACCGCAGCACCAGGTCGTCGTTGATCACCGGCGCGTGATCGGTCTCCTCGTTGAACGCCTTCAGCCGGTCGCGCATCTGCTGCCGCAGCCCGTCGATGACGATGTACCGCTTCGCCTCAACGTCCGCGTCATCGGTGCTGGCCAGCGCGCCGATGCCGCGCTGCTCCTGCGGCACCGGGCACGACGCGGCGACGGGGCACTGCCGCAGGCATTGCTTCCCGGGCCGCGGCCGCCACACCTCCGAGCGCTCGCCCTCCGCGATGCCGCGGTCGAGCTTGATCATGTGCACGCTCAGCATCCGCTCGACGTGCTCGAGCTCGGGCCGCGTCAGCGTCATGCGCCGAATCTCGCCAGACCGGAGATGGATCTCCTCGAACGTGACGCGCTGCGCCTGCGGGTACGTCTTCATCGCGAGTAGCGCGTACACGTCGCCCTGGAAATGGCCGCGATCGGACAGGTACTCCTCGCCCTCGATCGTCTCGCCGTCCTTGTGGCCGCGCGGCGTTCGCGGCTTGCCCTGCCCCGACTTGTAATCGCGGATAATCAGGCCGTCCGGCGGATCCGCGATCAGCACATCCGGCGCCCCCGTCAGGGTCCGGACCTCGCCGTCTTGGCACACGATGTCGGCCGTCAGGCGCTGCTCGAGCGCCATCACGCGCCTGGCCGGGATCTCGACCTCAGCGAACCGGAGCGTCAGCCACACGAGCGTGTCGCGCTGCTCCGCGGGCAGTACGATCGGGCTGGCCGCGTAGACCTCGTACATGATCTCGATCGCTTCCTGCGTCGAGATCTGCGTCTCGCCCTGCCGGTACAGCGTGCGCACGATCTCGGCGAACACCGCATGGACCATCGTCCCGAGTTCGCCGGTCGCGCCGACGTACCCGACGGCCAGGTCGTCCGGGGTGATCAGCGAGTGGTAGGTGCGGCGCGGGCAGACCTCGAAGCTGGCGAGCAGGCTCTGGCGGTAGCCGTCGAGCTGGATGACCGGCGCGGGCGCCGGCGGCTCGACGACAGTCCCGGGCGCGACGGCCGACCATGCCTCGAACGGCCCGCACTGCTGGCCGCGACGCCGGTGATGCTTCGGCCGAACCGCGGCCTGCGAGAGCTTCTCGCACGTGGTGCAGCGCCACACGTTCATGCCGCGACCTCGACGGCCGGGATCAGCGGCCACGCCGCCGGCACGTCCTGCGGCTCGCCCTTCTCCCGGAAGTACTCGGCGAGGCTCACGGCCTGCTCCCTAGCCCACCGCATCTGCGCCAGGTGCAGCGCCGGCAGATCGTCCCGGACACGCTGCCACTCGCGGTTCAGCACGGCGAGATCCCGGCCATCGCGGCTGTTGCGGACGCGACGGATGACCTGGCCGCGCTGGCCGATGCACCACGCAACCCTGGCCGCGGCGAGCGCGTCCGATGCCGCGTCGTGCGCGTCGTCGAGCTTCGCCTGGTAGTGCTCGGCCTGCGCGTCAAGGCGGCGGCTGCCCTTGCGGTAGCGGTGCAGCCACTTGTCGAGCACGAGCGGGTCAACGACAAGCAGCTGCGGCGGCCGCAGCTCGGGGTACTCGTCGAGCGGCCCGAGGCCGTGGCGGCGCGCTTCGCGGTCAAGGACCGTCAAGTCGAACCGCGCGTTGAAGATGACGACCGCCGCGCCGGCCGGCCGGGCGACGAGCGTCTTCACGACCTCGACGACGGCGACGGCCGGATCCTGGCCGTCGGCGCGGGCCCGCTCGGTCGTGATGCCATGGATCGCCGCGGCCTCCTCGGGGATCTCGACCCCGGGGTCAACGAGCCACGTCCGCGACATCGTCGGCTGCCCGCCGCCGACCTCGACCAGCGCGACCGACACGATCCTCGCGTCCTCAGGCTCCGGCGATGTCGTCTCGACATCGAAGCCGACCATCCGCTGCTCCCACCACGCGGGCATCGCTCAGATCCCCAGGGCGGCCTGCCCGGCCGATGCCGGGTGCCACCCAATCGGGACGCCCTCGCCGCGGAGTTGGCCGTCGAGCGCGTCGAGCTCGGCGTCGATCTCGCTCGTGCGGTGCGCCGGGGCGTCTTCGCGGGCAAGCTCGAGGTCGGCCTGCCGGTGCAGCAGCACGTCGATCTTGCTGGCCCACTCGGGCTCGTTGTCGTAGCGATCCTGCGGCGACGCCTTCTCTGCGGCGATTTCGTCGCGCACGTCCTGATGGCTCTGCACAACTTCGGCGTCGGCCGGCTCGCCTTCCGCGGCGACGCCCTCCGTCTCGCCGGCCTGCGGCTCGAGCGCGTCGAGTTCCGCGGTCGCCTGCGCAACCCACGCGTTCACGACAGCCGGCGACCTGGAGCCGAGCGTCATCTCGACCGCCGCCCTGTTGGCGAGCCCGGCGTGCCCGAGGTCGGCGGCGCGGGCGATCAGCGCGTCGACCTTCGGGCCGAGTTTGAGCCCGACCGGCTCGGCGTCCGACCCGGCGGTCAGCGCGGGACGGTCTACGAACTCGCCCTCGACGTACACCGGCAGGCCGCCGAGGACGTCCGGTGCGTACCACTTCACGCCATTGCTCATCGCCCTCGCGAACAGCATGTTGCGCGGCGCGGTCTTCCACCCGCTGCCGTCCTTCACGAGCCCGGCGGTCTTCGCCTCGGCCAGCGTGTACGCCGACCGGCCTTCCTCCTCGCCGTGGCGGTAGAACACGATCGTGCACGTCTCCGCGGTGTGGTCCTCGACGGAGTAGTCGTAGTCCGGGTGCTGGCGGACGAACGACCCGAGCATCGGGTACGCGATCTGGATCGCGCCCTTCACGAAGTAGAGGCCCTGCATCGACTGCGCGGGGCTCAGCCCAAGGTCGCGGCCGATGACGAGCTTCGCGAACGCCTCCTTCGCCTGCTGCGCGTCCTTGAACACGCCGGACGCGGCGAGGCCTTCCGCGAGGCGGTAGAGCCGCCTGATCTCGTCGTCGGACAGGACAGCGGCCTGGGACCGCCCGATCGTAGCCGGCAGTCCCGGCGCTCGGACGGCGACTTCCTCGGACATTCTGGTGCCTCCATTTGGTAGCGGGTTGCGCGACCAAAGGTATCAGAAGCACCCGGGATTCAACAGGCCCGTTGTGTTACCGCTGGTCGCGTACGCTACGCTTCCGGTGGATGCCAAACGCCGCGGTCTCCTAGCGGAGCGGGTTGCAGCGTGAAGCACGGCCGCCGCGGCGCACCCCCGGCATCTCGCGGCCGGTCCCGGGCCCGCATGGCCCGGGACCAAGCCCCGGTCAGCCCCCGTTCGCTGGCGACGCGAGCGCGGCGGCGTGACCCTCACGCAACTGGGCGAGCAGCTGGTTCATTGCCACGCCGGCGGTCGTGTACGACTCCGCCGGCGGCGGAGCATCCAGGAGCGCCTTCCACAGCACCCACGGAAGGTCGGCGTGCAGTCGGAGGGGCAGCGTGCCCGGCGGGTCCTCGTGGAGAGCGTCGGCCGGCATCAGCTGTGCCGTGCGAGGAGCTTCCCGCGGTAGAAGCCAGCCAGCGCGAGCATGTCGTCCATCGGGTAGGGCGCCCCGGGGTCGCCGTGACCGCCGCCGATCACGCCGAGATCGGAGTGGCGGACGACGCCCGACCGCACGACCTGGCCGCCATTGACCGAGCCGTGCCGGATCGGCACGCCATGCATCAGCGACCAGCGCGCCACCCACCGCGCCGTTTCGCGCAACTCGTCGCGCTTCCACTCCGTCTGCGCCGTGTGGCCGATCTGCTCGATCCCGAGCGACACGCTGTTGTAGCCCGCGCAGTGCCACGCCTTCTCCTCGTCGACGACGTACCTGGCGGAGTAGCCGGCGTTCGCATCGGTGCAGACATGCGACGACACCTTCGCGATCGGGTTGCAGAACCAGTCGCCGATGGCCGCGAGGTCCGCGGCGCCAGCGACCTCCGGGCTTTCGGTGGCGTGGATCGTGATGATCTCGATCCGGGTGCCGTTGCGGCTCGAGCGGAACGGCGAGAGCCGCCGAACGACGACATGCGGATCGATGCGCTGGCCGAGCATCAGACGACCGGCGGGTTGAACGCTGCGACCGGCGGCGGCAGGGGAGGCGAGCCGTCGCCAAGGTTGGTGTGCGTCAGCGGCCCGGTGCTGGCCGGTGCGGCGGGCCCGGGGTCGTCGAGCGCCGGGTTGGCGAGCGCGGCCGCGACGGCAGGCGGGACATGGTCGGGCGCGGCGAGCTCCTCGGCGTCGGACGGCAGGCCCTCGGGCGCCCCGGCGGCGACAGGCGTTGTCGGCGCTGGCACGGCGGCCGCGAGCGCCGCGGCCTGGACCTGCGCGTCGCCGGCGATCTGGATGTGGTGGCCCTTCAGCCACTTCAGGTCGCCGAGCTGCGTCAGGCCGGTCGTGGCCAGCCACACGCCGGCGGTCGCGAGGCCCTTCGCGAGCTGGTCCTGGTCGATGCCGTGGATGCCGAGCACGTTCGCCGGGCCGACGAGGTAGCCGGCGATCGCGCCGGCGCCGAGGTTGATGTACGGCTTGGCGAACGCGACGAACCTGTTGAACGGGATCTGGCTGATGAGGTCGGCGAGCTGCTGCACGAGTGGTCTCCTTCGGAAGTAGTCAGGTGGTGCGAGCGAGTAGCGACGCGTAGCGGCGCAGGCGAAGCGGGGTCCAGCCGTGGCCGTCGCCGCGCGGCCGGGGTTGCGCGACGACCCAGATCCGTTTGCGCTGCGCGGTCATCTCGGCGACGAGGTCGGCGAGCCGGGCGGGGTTCTGGCCGGTGCGCTTCAGCTGGTCTGACTCGCGGATCCACGAGCGTTCTGCCGCGGTGTAGCCGGCAAGCGGATCGGTGAGGCGGCGCAGCAGCGCCGTCGATGCGCCGATGTAGCGGAAGTGCCACGGCTCGCCGACGCGGAGCCCCTCGTCGTGCGCCCAGCCATAGTCGGGGCCGTGCCGCAGAAGCCATGCTTGGGCCTCAGCCCACGGGCAGTCGACGGCGAGGCCCCACCCATGGTTGCTGGTCCCTGGCACCGCGGCTGGTGGCGGCTGGTTCGCGAAGAATCCGCGTTGCTGCACGAGGGTGCGGGCGCTTGACGCGGGGCCGCCCGGCTGGAAGTGCGCGGGGTTCCCGCCGCCGGCGATGAACGCGGCGCGCATCGCGATCCATGTCGTGGCGGCCTCCGGCCAGAGCCGGCCGCCGGGGATCGCCGCGGTGTTCTGGCTGGTGAAGACGCCGTTCACCGGAACGCCGAGGTCGCGGCCGTTGATCGCGATTGGCATACGCGACCGACGGTAGCACTAGCCCGTGCTGGCTAGTGCATCCTTTGGTAGCGCTAGCGCTTCGGGCGTGTGCGCGGCGGCTTGGCCGGCGCTGCGGACTTGCTGAGCGCTTCGAGCGCCGCGATCGCGTTGTCGCGCTCGACAAGCGCGACCCGCAGATGCTCGCCCAGCGCGCGCTCGCGGACGATCAACTCACCGATCTGCGCCAGGAGAAGGTTCCGGTCGAGCGTCGGGTCCGGCATCTCGTACTGGCTGGGCACGGGGGTCTCGTCAGGCATGCCGCTAACGCTACCAGCGGTCACAGAGCGACAATCAAGCCTCGGCGCGCTCGAGTTCGTCGACGCGGCCAGCAACATGCTTCAGCGCCTCGACGAGCAGCGGCGTCATACGCATGTAGTCGACGCCCCACATGTCGTCCTCGGGCTGCGACACGAGCTCCGGCTCGACCTCGGCGACTTCCTGGGCGATGAAGCCGTAATCGCGGCGGTCGGTCGTGCCGATCCAGCCGTGTTTCACGCCTCGCAGTGCCCGGATCGTCGCCAGCGCCCGCGAACCGTCAAGCGCCGTGACGCCCTCCTTCAGGCGCCGGTCGCTGAACACCTCGAAGATGCCCGCGGAATATCCCGAGTCGGTCGTCGTGGATCCGCTCGCATCGATCATCGCGAGAAGACTCGTACGCCCGCTCGCGGATCGGCGGTAGGTGTAGGCGGCGCCGTTGAAGTACGTGATCTGCGTGGCATTCGCTCCGCTCGGGCCGAGCGTCAACCCGTTCCGCACGAATGTCGCGGTGTTCGGCGTGAAGATCATGTCGAGCGTCCCGGTCGTCGCGTTGAAGACGCTGAGGTTGTCGTTCGCGCCGTTGTTCGACAGGGTCCACTTCGCCGCGCCTTGGTTGCACAGGGCGAACTGGGCGACCTGTCCGGCTGGACCCGTATCCACGGTGATCGAGGAGACGCCCGCGGCGGACGTCTTCTGCAGGATCCCCGTTGTCGCGGTAAGCGTTGTCGCGGCCGTCATTGAGTTGGCGTTGACGTAGCCGGACACGCCGACATTGCCGGTGATCCCCATGATGCCCGCGGACGAGCGGTAGAGCGCGAGATCCCCGCCTGCGTTCCCTGGCCCCCAAGTATGCGTGCCCGCATGATCGACGAAAAGGCGGTAGGCGGTGTCACCCGGCACGTTGAAGTACAGCGCGTACGCTCCGGCCGCGGCCTGCGAATCGAAGCCACCGGGCGCGGTGAGAGTAGCCGCCGTCCAGTGACTATTCGTCTGAAGCGACGACGATGCTGGCCGCCAGATCACCGCGTCACGGCCACCGCTGGCGCCCGTCCCGAACTGAAGGCCGCCCGCGATTGTCTGGCAGTCGCTGAACATGACCATGCGGTAGTCCGCGTCACCGGGCTGCCGGGTATGGATCGCCCCCACGACACCCGTCCGCTCTGAGTAGACACCGGCCACGCCAATATTGGCGAACGGCCCGCTGCCGACCGTCGTCCCGTCGAGATAGAACCCGAAGTGGCCGCCGGCAGCTCCCGCGTTCGGGCGGTAGGCGATGTCGCCCCACAGGATCCCTGCGCCATTGAAGCGGAGCGCACCCGAGTAGTCGCCCGCGCCGTAGCCAGCGGTGCTGTCGTTGTCGCCGATGAACGCGCTGACGGTGTTCTTCGGGGCGCGCCACCAGTGCGTCCCGCCGGCGCTCGCCGAGCTCGTCGACGTCGCGGCATACGCGGTGTGAATGCCGGACGTCAGCGTCGTGCCGACGACGAGCGCGCCGTCCGTCTTGAGTGTCGCCGCCGCGCTGCGGTACAGGTCGGTGTCGCCAGCCCACGATAGGACGCGGCCAGCCGGGAACGCGCCGACCGTCATGTTGTCCCACGTGCCGACGATGTCGCCCGTCGGGGCGCCGCGAAGCGTTCCGCCGATCACGACGTTGACGCCCGAGAACGCGCTGCCGGTCCATGCCGCGGTCGCGACGAGGCGGTAGAGCGCCACGCCCGTTGGGGTCGCGCCGTGCTCGACGACGGCGAGCGCAAACGAGTACACCGTCGAGTCGATCTCGGGGTTGCCGGGCGCGAAGCTGTTGTCGCTGGCCGTGACGTACACGTCGAGCGTCCGGGCCGATCCACCAAGGCTGGCGCGCTCGACTGTCGCCGAGTTGTACCGCCATCGCCCAACGATCCCGATCCCGACCTGGTCGTTGCCGGTACCGGCCGGCACCTGCAACGTCGTCGGATCACCGGGCTTCAGTTGCAGCACGAAGTTGAACGCCGCGGTACTGATGAACTCGCCGAGCGAGTTCGGCTGGTCAGCCGGGAACGCGTCGTGCGGATTGAAATGCCGGTTCGCGGTCACCCCACCGATCGTACGGCCCCCCTGGCGGGCGGCCCACATCCTGCGGTGGCTACAGGGCGTCCTGGTCCAGCAGCGACCCGTCCAGGATGAACCCGCTCGACGGGCCGCTCGAGAAGAACACGAACACCGTCCGGTGCGCCGGCCACACCGTGAGCGCGATCCGCTCCACCTCCGACGCCTGGTAGCTGCCCGGCGGGAACGGCACGGTGATGATGTCCTGCAACGCGCCCGGGCTGTTGCGGGTGATCATGAAGCTCGTGCCGACAGCCTCGGTCAGCAGATCGATGACGTCGCCGGCCGTCTCGGCGCTCAGGCGTTGCAGCTTGACCTTGATCGTCGTCTGCCGCTGGCTCGTCGTCGCGCCGGCCGGCGCGATCGGCAGGCCAAGCATCCGTTCCCAGATCCGCAGCAGCTTCAGATCGTCCGTCGCGGTGCCCGGCACCATCCCTGTCTTCAGGGTGTCGATCCTCGCGTCGACGCGGTCAATCTCGTTCGCCCTGGCCTGAATGATCCGCTCGACGATCGGGTTGCCGTCGTAGTAGTCCGGCAGGTAGCCCATCATCCGCAGTGCGGTCGCGGTGAGCGCCACGGGCTAGCTCGGCGTGAACGTCGTGAGCGACGCGACCTGGGTGCTGCTGACCGCGGCATCGGCCGTCGTCGAGCCGTTGATCGTGAGCGAGCTGACGTTGTCAACGCCGTCGACGTCAACGATCGCGGCGATGACCTTGTTGTGCAGGACGTCACCGCCGATCGGCAGCGAGTTGACGTACGCCGTCACCGACGCTTGCAGGTCGGGGGCCAGGGCGATCGTGCCGCCCGCGCCGGTGACGCTGTACCCCGTCTTCGGGACGATCGTCGCGAGGATCGTGATGCCGACGATCGCCGGTGTCGTGACCGTCACCGCGGCACCGATCGTCGCAAGGCCCGCGCCCTGCGCCGTCCCGGTCGTCGGATCCAGCTGCGCCTGCAACCCGGCGATCGGGATGCTCGACATCGGCTGGTTGTCGACGTCGGTGATCACAACGCGCACGTCACCGAGCCCGGGCGTGTTCGGCTGGACCGTGACGAACCCGACACCTGGGTAGTTCAGCCCGATGTTCTCGTAGTAGTCGACGTTGCCGGCGCCCGTCGTTCCGCGAAGCTTCTTCAGCACTCTCGCCTGGAGCGCCTGGTCGGTCTCGACGTCGGAACCGCCGGTGATGCCGGCGGGGTTGCTGACGGTGACAGGGCTGCCGTCAGCCGTGGTGACGGCGGAGTCGAGCAGCGTGACGGAGTTTGCCGGCACGTTGCCCTGGCTGCCAGCGTCGACGGCCTGAGCGAGTATGTCCACGACGCCGCTGGTGATCGCCCCGATCGTGCCGGGCATCGTTGTCTGGTACGTCACCGGCTCCGCATCGGGTGTCGGCGCCTCCGTTGAGACCTGTATGCCGGTCTGGACAGCGGTGCCGTTCAAGCCGGTGAACCGGACGACGCCACTCGCGGCCGTCGCGTCCTTGCGCTCCAGGCCGACGGTGTCGGCCCAGTCGTCGAGCCACACCCCGGTCGCGAGCGCCGGCAATGCGGCGGCCGGCACCTCGTTCAGCATCCGGTCGTAGAGCCGGTCGAACTCGAGCGCGTCCGCGCGGGCCATGTCGTCCCACACGCTGCCCGGCAGCATGTCGGCGTACAGCGGATCGCTCGGGTCGATGCCGGCGTTCAGGTCTGTCTGCAACCTGAGCAGGATCGTGTCCGGCGTTTCCGCGGCGAGAGGGAAATCGTCGAGGGCGGCCATCAGGCGGGCACCGTCACGGCCAGGTTGACCGGCTCGGCGCCGGCCGACACCGGCACGACACGGAACGTCGCGAGCGCCGCGTCGTCGCCCTGTACGTAGTCGACGGCCCACTCCTCCAATGCGGCGATCGCTGGATGGAACGTCAGGGCCCGCTCGACGATCGCTTCGAACTCGGCGGCGATGCCGGAGTCGAACGGGCCGCCGTCGATGAGGTCAAGGAACAGCGCGTCGAGGCCAAAGTCGGGGTGGCACGCGGGGTTGTCGCCTCGGCGCGTTCTCATCGCTTTCTCGACCCACTGGCCGAGGGTGTCGAGGCCGTACAGCATCAGCGGGCCGCCGGCGGTGTTCGGCACGAACGTGCGCTGCACGAAGTCGACGGCCGGCGCGCGACCGAGCGCGACCGGCGGGTCCTGCGGCACCGAGATCCCGGACGGGTTCGCGAGCTGATCCTCGATGCGAAGCGCAACGTCGGGCGACCCGCCACCGGGCGGCAGCGCCGAGAACGTGTCGAGCGTCGTATCGGCCATCCCGATCTACGCTACCGGAGGTCGCGCAGCATCAGGTCACCGGCCGGATCGTCTTGGCGGTCCCGACGTCGACCGCCATCCACTCGCCCTCGGCCATCTCGACGAGCGCCAGGACGTCGCCGACAGCGAGGCCTTCGCTGGCATCGAACCGCAGCACGCTCGCACCGAGCTCAACGTCGTCCTGGCCAAGAACGAGGTCGGTGCCCAGGAGGTTCATGATCAGGGGCGACAACGACGTGATCTCGCCGCGGCCGTGCTGGCGGCCGCGCCGCTCGGCCTGCCGCTGGCCGGCAAGATGGAATGCATCGGCGAGGAGGCGGGCCGCGTCGGGCATCAGGCGAGCACGTCGACGATGACGGTGATGTCGTCGAGTGCGAGGTTCGCCAGCGCGAAGAACGCGCGGCGGCTCAAGAGCAGGTCCTCGGTGAGGTCGTCGGGGAACGCCCGCTCGTCTTGGACGTACACCGCGACGGTGCGCGTCTGGCCGCCTGCGCGGTACGTCGCGCGGATCCGCTCGCCGACGAGGTCGCTCAGCGCGCTGTCGGCGCGGACAATCGCGACGGCCCCCGTCGTCGGGTCGAAGTTGCTGCCAAACCAGCCGGCCGTCGTGGTGCGCCGCGAGCCGCGGACAGTCCCGCCGACGAACACGGTCTGCGTGACGTCGAATGGCAGCGACGCGAGGTACGCGTCGTCGACGTTCGTGGGGATCCGGATGGTCATGGCGTCACCGATGTCGTGAGCTGCGACAGCGCGAGCTGGCTGGCCGTCGGCTTCGGGCCAGGCACGTACTTGCCGCGCGTCGATGCTTTCTTCGGTGCCGGCGGCGTCGTCTTGCTGATCGTCGTCCGGCCGCGCTTGATCGCCGCCGCCGTCTTCTTCGCTGCCGCATCCGCCGCCTGCTGGTCCGCTGACCACGGATCGTCGAAGCCGACCGAGACCGTCATCACGTAGCTGCCGGCGCTCACCGCGTGCTGGCAGTCGGTGACGAACACGACCTGGTCAAACCCGACCTCCGAGAGTTGCAGGCGCATCGCGTCGCTGCGGTCCAGCAGCGGCAGGCCGGGGTGCGTGAACGTGACGGTGCTCTTCGGCCGGTGAATCGTCGTCAGCTGCCCCTTCGCCCACTTGCGAAGCTCGGCGACCGTGTCGATCCCGGCCGGCGCCGTGAGCGTCTTCAACACGTCGCCGTACGACGTCTGGCGGCCCGGGCTTTTCACTTCGACGCGCATCAGCTTCTGCCGGCGGTACCCGGCGTGACCGGGCTGGCCGCTGGCCTGCCTGGTCGCCGTGGCGATGATGACCGTCGCGATCTGCTCGATCGACTGCTCGAGCGTCGCCGTGGCGATCGCGTCGCCGATCAGCAGCATGTATGCGGGCTCGCGCAGCTCCCGGACGCTGAGGAAACCGGTCGAGGTGTCGAGGTCGAACCGGCGGCCGGTCGCTTCGCGTTCGCGTTGCCACGCCCTGGTCACGATGTCCTGCGGCGACAGGGACCGCTCGACGAGCCGGACGATGCGGTGCCCGGCCGATGGCAGCGACCCGAGCGGGATCCCGAACCGCTTCGCCACGGCGACGGTGATCTGCTTGGCGGTCCAGCCGTGCGGGTGCGCACGGTCCTGCACGAACTTCCACGCGACCTTCGACCCGGTGAACGACGCGCTCATCTGCGACGCGAGCGTCAACCCGATCGCGCCGGTGAACACCTCGTCGTTCGGGTTGCTGATCGCCATCCGCCACAGCGGCCGCCACCCGCCGGCTGGGCCCGTGAGCGCCACCTCGCACAGCACCGTGTCGCCGGCGACGATCAAGCCAGCGGACCGCTCGTCCAGGGGCCGCCGGAACGTGAGGTTTCCTTCGCGTTTCGCGCCGCTGCGCTGCCAGTCGGCCTGCTCCACCCACGGGTCGATGTCGAGGCCGCCAAGCTTCCGCTGGTCGCGGTACAGCCGAAACCGGAACTCCTCGCGCCCGAACTCGAGCGGCGTCGCCTTCCGCGGCCAGATGCCGTTCGGTGCGCTTGCGCGCACCGTCGCCTTCGCCGGCTTCTTCGTCGTGGTCGCCATCAGCTCGCGGGGACCGTGATCTTCGTCTTGTGATGCCGCTTCGCCCACGCCGCAAGCTCGGCGGCGCTCGATGCGCTCACGCCGGTGATGCCGTTCGCGCTGGCGATCGTTTTCCACGCCGACGCCTGGTGAAAGTGGGAGTGCGTCGCGATGGTGTAGAGCGTGTCGCCGGACCTCAGGGTGTACGTCGTGTCGCCATGCTGCGCCGGCCGCTGGCTGTTCTTCTGCTGGTTGCGGCCGACCTGCGTCTCGTCGTACTCCAGGAACGTCGCCGTCAAGTACTCGGTGCCGACCTCGCCGGCTTTCTGCGTTGCCTGGAACGCCGTCAGGACCGCCAGGCTGTTGATGATCGGCGTGCTGCCCCACACCGCCGGCTGGTCGATCACGAGCCGAAACGGCTGCGCTTCGCGGCCGGGCAGCATCCCGGCGATGCCGAGCAGCTCCCGGATGAGGTCCTGCGGATCGGTCTGGCCGGCCCACACCACCGTCTTCGACGCGGCGTCCGCGGACGGCCCGTCGAGCAGCATCGTGTCGATCGGCAGCTGAAACAGCTGCTTCCCCTGCGGCCTCGCGCGCTGCCCCAACCTGAGCGTGTCGTACGTTGCCCAGGCGTAGAGGTACTGCCTGACGAAGTCATTGATGACCGGCACCTGAAACCGGAACGGCACCGACAGGACGTTGCCGTTCGTGACGCCACGCTCGAACCGCATCGTGATCCGCAGCCCATCACCGGAGAACCCGAGATCCGGGCGCGACGACCCGTCGCTGCTGGCGCCGACGTTCTTCGCCGGCGCGCCCGTGCCGGGCCCAAGGATGACCGGCGGCTGGTTGAGGATAAGGCCGCTGTGTGGGCGTGTGGCTGCCATCACGCGCCGATCAGGGCCCGCTCGTTTTCCTCGGGGCCGTTCGCGATGTGCGCGTGGACGCGCTTGGCGAACGTCTCGAGCTCGACCTGCACGAACCGGCGAAGCTGAGCGGTGCTTGACCCGGTGATCTGCACGGCGCCCGCGCCGATCGTGACGCTCGCGCTGCTGCCACCATGCGGCGTGATCGTGACCCTTTCTGGCCCGTTCTCGCCCGCCCCGAACACCGTCGGCCGGTTGACCATGAAGTCGCCGCCCGCAGCATTCCAGCCGCCCCACGCAAGCCGCCCACCCTGGCTGTACCCCTTGTAGCCGCCCCCGAGAAGACCGGTCGCGGTCGCGAGATGCTCGAGCGTGCCGTACCGGTCGTGGATGTAGTGGAACGCCGCGAGCGCGTTGTCGACGGGATTCATCCGGTTGGGATGCCCGGCGACCTTGTACGCGTTGAACGTCGACCCGATGACCTGAAACGGGCCGGCCGGGTCGAGGCCGCCGCCGTACTGGTGCGGCGGCAGGTTCTTCCCGCCGCCGGACTCCTTGCTGAGCAGCGTCGACACGATCCCGGCGTTCCACGGCACGCCCTCCGCCGCCGCGGCTTGCTGAGCGATCGCGAGAATCCCGCCGACGGTCGAGATCGACGCGCCATCGCCGCCTGTCGCGCCGCCTCCGGCGATATGAGCGTTGAGCCGGGCCGCGAGCGCCGACGCATAAACCTGGCCGGCGCGGGCCGACAGAGCCCCGGGCACGCCGCCGAGGCGGCTTCCTGGCGCGCGCAGCGCAATTGCCCGGATCGCGGTCGCCACCGCGGCACCTCCGACCGCCGCCGCGCCCTTGCCGCCCGCGAGCAGCTGGATGTGATCGGCCTCAGCCGCCCCAGCGAACGGCCGCGTCAGCCCGTACTGCTCGAGCGTCGCCTCGGGCACGCCCTCGATGCCCGGACTGTCGGAAGCCTCGCCATGCGTGTGCGGGTCGTCCGCGAAGCCACCGACAGCAACAGAATGCGCCGGCGACCGGTAGCCACTGATGCCGGTGACATGGATCCCGAGCGCCATCGCGAGCGCGTTGAGGTGCGCCGCGATCGTCGGCTCCTCGCCGACCGAGTAGTTCGTGCCGGGCGCCGGCGAGAAGCCGCCCGTCCGGCCGCCGGTGGCGCGCTTCATCGGCGCGGAGTGCGGCCGCGTCTCGCGGGCCACCCGCTGCCACAGGCTGGGCTTGCCCGCGGCCGCGAGATCCCGGTCAGCGTCGCCCTCGGTGTGCCGGTTGAGAACGAGCTCGCCCGGCGCGCCCCAGCCACCGTCCGCCATCGGCACCGTGTCGTTCAGGCCCCACCCGGGGAGACGGCCGCCGCGGGCGCGCTTCGTGACGCCATGGCGATCAGCGGTCTGGTTCGCGACCGCGGCGCCCACTGACAGGCCGGCAACACCCGTCGGGGCGGTGAGTGCGGTCACGGTCGCCGCACTGATCGCACCGCTCTCCTGCCCCGAGATGAGCTTCTGCGCATCCGACGTCGAGAAGCCCATTGCTCGCAGCGACCCGATCGCTTCCTGCTGAATCGCGGTGAACGACGCGGATACCTCCTGCCGTGCCTTCTCCGCCGGCGTGATCAACGCTGCCGCGATGCTCTTCCACTCTGTCGTTGACCCGTCGAGGACCTGGCCGTTCACGATCTCGACGTTCTTGCGCATCGTCGAGAAGCGCTTTTCGATGCCGCTGGTCATGTCGTCGACGATGCGCTGCATCCGCGGGTTGCCCTGCGACACCGCGTCAGCCCACTGGATCGTGGCCTGCGTCAAGCTCTTGGCGCCCTCGGGCCCGATCTTTTTCGTCTCCGTGACGACCCTGGCCAGCGTCTCCCTGAGTGCCGCCTCCGGGCCCTTGCTCGGCGTGAGAATCCCGAACGCCTGCTGGAAGCTGTCAGCGAGCGACAGGCCATGGATGCTCGACGCCTCGGCCGTCCGCTTCTTCTGCTCAGCCTGAAACGCGGCCTGTTCCTTGCGCAGCACACCGATCGCCGACGCGTACTGCAACACCGCCGCGGCGTTGCGCTTCGCCTCGACATCGGTCGGGCCGGAGTCGCCGCCATGGCCCGCGTCGAACAGGCCCAGCGTCCCGAAGTTGCCGAACAGCCCGGTTGAGCTCGTCGTGCGCGACTTGGCGGCAGCGGCCGCCTGCTTCGCTTGCAGTGCCGCGATCTGGTGCGCGTAGTCCGCGGCGCTCTGCGGCGCCGCCAAGCTCTGCAAGTAGGCGTTCGCCTGCGCCTGGCCTTGGTCGCGCGCCTGCGCGCCCGTCGTTGGTCCCGGCAGGATCCCGAACGTGAGACCCGACGCGGCGGCCTGGATGCGCTGGTCAAGGTTGCCCTGCGTGCCGGCGGCGTTGATGCCAGCGTTGATCAGCAGCAGCGGCCCGGCGAACCGGCCGGCAGTGCGCAGCCCGGTCGCCGCGGTCGACCGTGCAGCCGCCGCGAGGCTTGGTGCGGTCGAGTCGGCCGCAGTCCAGCCGGTCCAGTCGGTGCGGGCCGCGGTCCCCGCGCCGAGAGCCTGCGCGACCGGAGTCTGGCGGGCGCGCAGCGCGATCAGGCCACCGAGCCCGAGCGCCGCCGTACCGCCGCCGGCCGTGGCCGCCGCGCCGCCGGCGACCCCGACTGGCACCAGGCCGCCCAGGCCCGCCGCCGTGCTCCCCGACGCGGTGCTCGCGGTGCGGCCGCCCGTGACCCGTCCAAGGCCGAGCCGCAACGCCGTCGGCAGCAGCAGCCCCGCGCCACCGGCGATGTTGCCGAGCGCCGCGAACCGGCTGAGGACCGGCAACAGGATCTGCCCAACCTCGTTCAAATCATGACCGACTGTCCCGATCAGGCCCGCGAGCTGTTTCGTGCCAGAGATCGCGTCGGCGTAGAACCGCCGCAGCTTGTCCGGGTTGTCCTTCGCCCACTGGTCCCATTTCGCGAGCTGCTGCGTAAGGTCGTCAACAAGCGACGTTCCTTGCGTCCGGCCCGGCATGATCAGGTCGCGGATCAAATCCCACGTCTCGCCGGTGAGGTGCCCCCACGCCTTCAGGTCGTTGACGTACCCGCCGATGACTTGCCGCGTGTGGTCGATCCCCGTCGTCGACTCGTCCCACTTCATCGCCCAGTGGTCGACGAACACGAGGCCGTCACGGAAAAACGGCGCGCCGGCCCTGGCAAGGTTGCTCATCGTGCCGACGACGTGCTCGAGCGTGTTCTCGACGATCGGGAGGTCCTCGGCGAACTGGTGCGTCAGCGACTGGATCGCGAGGAGTTCCTGCGGGCCCGTCAGGAAGTTCGCGAACGTCTGCGCGCTGCCGGCAACGGCGCCAGCCGACGTGTTCGCCGCCGCGCCGAGGATCGGCGACACCGTCCGCAGCCTGGCTGCGATGTTCCCGCCGGCAGTCGTCAGCGCGCCCTGCCCTTGCCGCGTGTCCGTCGCCCACACCTTCTGCAGGAGGTTCGCCTGGACCAGAAGGTTCTGCGCGCCCGCCGGCGCTCTCCTGGCGGCGACCGTGACCTTCGCTTGCGCGGCCTGCGCCTGCTTGCTCCCGGGCCCGTGCAGCGCCGCCTGCTGAAGCGCCGCCTGCTGCAACGTGTTGAGCTGCTTGATCTGGGCCTCCATTGGCTTCACGACCGACGCCACGCCGAGGCCGCCGGCCGTGGCGATGCCGCCGCCGGCGATGCCGAGCGCACCGGCGCCAAGACCAGCACCGACGGCCGACCCGAGAATCGGCGGGACCGCCCCAATCAGCGGCAGCCCGAGGCCTGCCGCGATGACTTTCCAGTCCGGGATCCCCAGCGGAAACCGGCCGCCACCGACGCTCCCGGCCACGCCGCCACCGCCAGCCAGACCGCCGCCCGATGTCCCGACGCGCGGCGTCGCCGTCCGCCGCGACAGCTGGTCGAGTTGCCGGTTCAGGGCCGCGATCTCCGTCCGCGCCGCAGCGAATCCCTGTAGATCGATCGACGGCGTTGCGCGCTTGCGGCCGATGTCATCGAGACGCCGGCCGAGCCCGTCGAGCTGCGCACCGAGCCTGTCGATGCGTGCCGTCTGCGCCGGCCCGCCGAGCCGGTCGACGCTGTCCGCCGTCCGTCTGGCTTCCGTCCCCACGGCCTTTGTCTTGGCGACGAGCCGGTCGAGCTGCGCGAGCATCTTCGGGCCGGACAGATCATCGAGAGACCGGCCGGCGCGCCGCGCGTCGTCGTCCATGCCCCGGAGTTCGCGGCGAATCCCGCGAATTGGGCCGCTAGCACGGTCCAGCAGAACGAACGCGCTTTCGACAGTCGCCGGCACCGGCTACCTTTCCCAACGATGAAGATTGCGTGGCTGGCGATAGTCGTGACGGTCGCTGCGGCGGGCTGCGGCGGGCAGACGCGCACCGTCACCGCAACGACGCCCGCGCCGAAGTACTCCGCCCGCGACACCAGCGTGAAGGCGCACATCGAGGACGCCATCACCAAGCGCGTCACGCAAGCCGAGATCGCCGCCGGCGACGGCAGCACGTTCGACCCGAACACCGCGACAACATGCATCGCGACGAGCGACACCGCGCTGGCGTGCCAGGCATCGACGGACGGCCAGACACAGACGTGGACGGCGACCGTCGACACCAGCACCGGCGTGTACGGCATCCAGCCGGGCTGACATCAGCGCCGCCGCTCGCTCATACCAGGAGGCAGCACAACCCGCGAGGGCCTCGACCGCTTCGGCGCCTGAAGTCTCGTGTCTTCCATCTTCTGATCGATGATCGCCGCCGCCTTGCCCATCGCGTACATCCAGCGCTGACGGCGGTCCGGAAACCGTGGCCGCATCGGCGGCAACTCGGGGTCCCACAGCCGCCGGTACTCCCCGTCGAGACAGTTGAAGAGCTGCCACGGATCCTCCCCGCCGTACCGCCACGCGCAGAACAGAAGCCACGCCTCGCCGCCGGCGAGGATCAGTCTTTTCCCGCCTCGATCTCCTTCACGCTCGACTCGCCGTCGTTCGCGAGCTTCGACAGCTCGAGCACCTTCGCGGCAAGCTCAAGCAGCGCCCCGGACTGCTTGCGGAACATGCGGCGCAGCAACGCCGCGGCGTCCGCCGGCGCGGTGTCCGAGTTCTCGCTCTGCATCCGAACGATGGTCGGGCCGAGCTTCGGCGTCACCAAGGCGCGGGCGACAACCCACGACGAGCTGACGAACCGGTCGAACCCGCCGGTCTTCTCGTTCGTCGCACGCTCGATCGCGTCCTGCCACTCCGACCACTCGACGGCCTTGACCTCGCACGAGAACTTCCGGGTGCTCTGGCCGTGCCCGAGCTCGACGCTCAGCGCCGTGACCTCGGTGTCCCCCGGCAGACCCTGGTTGGTCAAGAAGTACGCGAGGAGGTCGTCGGACTCCTGCGGTGCGAGCCGGTCGCCGGCGGCCGCCGCGTCGATCAGGTCGCTGCCGGTGCGCGCCGGCGACTCAACGGGCTTCCCGCCGAGCGGGAGGCCTGGGGTCTCGGAAATGTCAGTGGTGGTGGCCATGCGTCCTCCTTTGAGGATCGGGATGCCGCGCCAGCCTCCATCGCCAACAGCGTCGGGTGATCGCCGTCGGTGAGCGGGCCGCTGGTCGCGGAGGGCAAAAGGTCAAGGACGACGTCCGTCAGGTGATCGCCGAACCGGCGCAGCACGGCGGCGTCCGCGGTCTCGTCGATGCGGTGCTTTGCTTCGAGCTCGGCCATCAGCGTGAGCAGCTGCGGGAGGCCCCAGGAGGCGCGCTGCGGCAGTCGGCTGCGGAACTCGACCAGGACGGCCTCGTGATCGACGAGCCCGGCCACGAGGGCTCAGGCGTTGTCGGGCGTGAGGTACCGGATCGCCGGCAGGCCCGACACCGGGTCGACCTGGTTGCCGATGCGCTCGAAGGACTTCAGCCTCGAGAAGTCGTCGTACCGGAACGCGTGTGTCCGTGACGTGATGTCGACGCTGAAGTCGAACCCGGACACCAGGTCGCTGATGCGGACACCGTCCAACTGCCAGCCGATCGCGCCGAGCGCCTCCGGGTCGTCCTCCCACACCTGGAGCGTGAACGTCCGCGACAGGCGCTGCCCGGCGTCCCTGAGCGCCCGCCTGGCGTCGAGGTTGCCGGCCCTGGCCTCGTACACGAGGTTCTCCCAGAACGCGTCGATCTTCTGCACGTCCATCGTGCCGGACCGCGACTCGACGCCGTCCTTCGTGCCCGTGTCGTTGCCGGCCAGCGGCACATCGATCACGGCCAGCGACATCGTGAACTCGATCTTCGTCGCCTCGATGATCTTCATCGGCGGCCGTGCGCCCGACGGATCGAGGAAGAACCCCTCGCCGAACCGGCCGGAGATGCGGTAGGCGCCCGCGTTGACCTGTGACATCTAGATCGTCTCCCTCTAGCCGATGCGCGCGACGTTGAACATTTGCCTGAGCGATCTCGTCGGGTGGAACCCGTGGCGCAGCGCGACGAAGTCGTCGTCGTCGCTGACCGGGCCGTCAAGCGCGACGGACCACCCGGGCTGCACGACCCGTGCGAGCTCGCGCGACTGGTAGCTGGTGCGGACCTTGCCGAGAACGAGCTGCCTCGTCTTGTCGTCGACGGGCATGTCGCCGAGGATGTCGCCGCTCCTGGCCCACTCGCCGAGCTCGAGCTCGATCGCGTGCTGAATCGCGACGTCCTTGATCCGCTTGTACAGCGCGACGGGGTGTGTCTTGTTGCCGTCGCTGTCGAGCGTCGAGGCGGTGTCGTCGGTGTACGTCGTGACGGCCTCGCGGATGAAGCACGGCACGATCGCGGTGTCTCGGCTGAACACGACGGTGCCGCCGAGCAGCGCGGCGGCCTGCTCGGTGAGCGACGGGCCGGCGATGACGTCGACGTCGGCGAATCGGACGTAGATGTCGTCGCGGTTCTCGCCGCGCCATGCCCGGGCGCCGGCGTACCTGGCGACAAACTCGGCGGTCGACAGGTCGCGGTCTTCGTCGGTGTAGTGCAGGGTGCCCTGCCCGAGGTTGATGATGTTGAAGTCGTTGATCGCCTGCGACCGGGCGTTCGCGGTCGACAGGTCCTCGCCGAGCGCGCCACCGACGATCAGGAAGCAGCGGGCGCCCGGCGTGAGCGTGTTGCGCTGCTGCGTCCATGCGACGAGGCTCGCCCGGATCGTCGGATCCGTCAGGTTGTACGCTGCGAAGATCGCCCACCGCTCACGGTCGAACGCGTTCATCGTCGCCGTCCACTCCGTGCCCGTCAGGACGGTGCCGTCGTTGCCGCCGGTCAGGGCGACCGCGGACACGTTCGCCAACGCGACACCGTCAACGCCGAGCGTCGCCGTGACCCACTGGCTCGCGAGGTTCACCTCGGCAACGAGACCACTGATGTTCGTCTGCACGAAGTCGTACGACTCGATGACGAGCGCCCCGTCGAGGATCAGCAGCGTCTTGTTGCCGACGGTCGCTGACGCCTGCACGGTGAGCCGCAACGCGTTGCCGCGCGTGCCGGGGTTCTTCGCGGTGATCGTGACACCGGTCGCCGGCGTCGTGTTCTGAAGGATGTGGCTCGCAGCGGCCGCGCTCGGCGTGGCCTGCCGGTACACCAGGACGGCGCCGGCGCCGGCCTTGCCGTTGACCTGCTGCCCCTTGAACGCGTCGTGCACCGCCCGGTGCAGCGCGGTGTCCGACGAGCCGAACCCGCCGGGGTTCGCGTCGTTTCCGCCGAGATACTCGTCCTCCGACAGGCACAGGACCGCGGTGTTGACCGGCCCCCAGTCGTTCGTGGCGGCGAGCGCGACGATGCCACCGATCGACGGCTGCTGCGGCGTGCGGCCCTCCGCCTCGTACTGAAAGTAGACGTCCGCCAGGACCGGGCGCGGGCTCGGGAGTGCCATCCGCTCAGCCCTCCTGCTGGACGGGGCGCTTCAGAAACGCCTGCGCCTTCGCTTCAACCTCAGAGCGCGTCAGCTGCGCACCGGGATCCTCGCTGGCGAGCGCACCGGCGAGCACCGGGTACGGGATGCCGGTGATCGCTTCCGCCTCCGCCTGATCAAGCAGCCGGCTCAGCGGGAACGCTGGCTCGTCGGTGAACGTCGCGACGGGCGACGTCGTGTCCGTGGCGGCTGGATCTGCGCTCTTGGATGCTGCTGCCATTGGTCTAGCCTCCGTTACCGCCGGTCGCGCTAACGCGCTGAAGGACTCTTAGGTCAGACGGTAGGGGTAGACCGCGCGCGAAGGTCAATCTGAGGTCGACGGCGACCATCACGAGGGTGGGATCTGCCTGGTCCGCAACGGCCTGCTGACCGAACGATGTGACGCGCATGTAGTCGCTGTCGCCGCGCCACGGCGCGATGGCGCCGGCCAGGAGCACGCGGGCCGTCGCCGACGCCTGCGCCCCGGCGAGCGCAGTCCCGTCGATCGTCGGCGACCCGACGGCCTCGCCGACGAGCTGGCCGCCGTAGATGACGTCCCAGAGGCCAGCGCCGCGGTCCTGGCCAACGACGTCGCCCGGCGCGAGAGTGAGCGTCCCGGCCGTGACGAACGCCGCCTCGATGGCGATTGCCAGGTCGCTGGCGATGACCGTCGGCGCGAGTGGCGCCGCGGCGACACCGCCGACGCTGGCGGTGAACGTGCCGCCCGTCGCGCCCGCGACTGTGAAGCGATGCACCTCGAGCCGGTCGTCGTAGCACCACAGCGGGATCCTGTCCGTCGTCGGCCGGCGCGGATCGGGCCCCCACTTCACCGCGGCCCACACCGTCTCGCGCAGCGCCCGGGCGGCGTCTTCTGCGGCCTCCCTGGTCGGGAGCGCCGGCAGGTAGAGGCTGACGGTGATCGGGAGGGTGATGTCCTGCGTCACCGGCGCGCCGGCGGTTGCGGCCGGCCCGATCTGTTCGATCAGCGCGAACGGCCGCACGGGCGGGTCGCCGGTCTCGAGCGTCGTGCGGATGTCCCACGGCTCCGGCAGCACACCGGCCATGAACCGCTGCACCGACAGGATCGCGTCGCGCTCAGAACGCAAGAAGATCGTCCACGGTGCGCACGCCGTTGGTCAGGTCATGCCCGAACCGCTCGAGCTCGACGTCGAACATGCCGGGCACCTCGGTCTCGATGAACGCGGCGGCCCGCGCGAACGGGTGCTGGCCGGTGGTGCCGGGGTGGTGCAGCGCGCCGCGGAACGTGACGCCATCCCGGCCTGGGAAGCGCAGCGCAGCGCGCTTCTTCGGCTGGCCGGGCGCGCGCGCCTCGTTTTCTGCCGCGACGCGCGCCTCGTGCTCGAGCGTCGGCCTGATCTCGTGCGGCCGGGTGTTCCACTCGATGTACGGGAAGATCGGGTCCTCGGTGAACGCGCGTTTCTCCCAGCCGCGGCCGCCGGTCGAGACGTGCTGGCGAACGTCGCCCTCCATGATCGACTCCCTGGCCGTCCCGCGCGGCCGCAGGCGGGGCAGGCCGAGCGTCGGCGACGTGTCGATCGGGGTGCGCACCCGCGTCGCTTCCGCGAGGCGGCTGCCGCCCTTGTCGGTCATCGCCCGGCCGGCGACGGTCACGGCGCGCGGGTCGACCATGTCCTCGAGCTGCTGATCGCAGACGAATCCCACGGCCTACTCGACCTCCGACAGACGCCAGCCACCGCCGCCAACTGGCCGCCACAGGAACGCGATCAGGCCGCGTGCACCGAAGATCGGGCGGTACTCGAGCGTGATCGTCACGCGGTGCTCGCCGGCCATCAGACCTGCCTCCAGCGGTGCCCCTCGTCGAGATAGCCGTGCCAGCCGTCGGAGGCGCCCTTCGACGGATCGTCAGGGTGCGACCGGCGATCGCTGATCGACTCGCGGATCTCGAGGCTGCCGTCCGCGCACTCCCGGAAGACGTGCGGCGGGCTCGTGACGTGCTGAACCCCACGGCCATGAGGCGGCGTGTCGGGATTCCGGGCGTTCGGCTTCATGAAGAACACCGCGGCCAGCTCGCCGGTGTAGCCAATGATCGGCCCGCAGTAGTCGCCGGGCCGAATGTCGTCCCACCAGGCCTTCGGGATCTCGCCGTCGACGGTCGCGATCCGGCGGCCGACGAGCACGTCGCCAGCCGCCATCAGGAGCGGTCCTTCACGACGTCGCCGAACAGGTAATAGCCGAGTAGGTCGTCGCCGTTCGTCAGGACCTCCGGCTCACCGCTCAGCTGAATGACCGGGTTCCCCAGGATCGGGCAGTCCGTCTCCAGCACCATGCTCGCCGTCGGCCTCGCGTAGTCCAGGCCGTCCTCGTCGGAGTCGTCGAGCAGAATTTCGTAGCCGCGATCGACGCGCGCCTCCGTCGACCCCGACCTCGGCCGCGCCTTCGCCGCTACCGACCCGCGCTCCATGACTCGCGCGTCGATCCACGGCCCGACCGTCGGCGCTGAGTCGTAGGCGCCCTGCGCGCTGCGCGTGCCGGTCCTGGCGAACCCGACAAACCGCGCCCGGTGAATCAGGCCGGAAAGAACGACTCAGCCCTCACCACGGCCACGAGCCCGGCCAGCCGAGCTCGATGCCATCGCCCCACGCCGCATCCGGGAACGCCCCGCCGAAGTCGTCACCGAACCGCCCCGGTGTCAAGCTCACCGCTGGCGCAGAGATCCCGGACAGCCGGTACCGCCAGTAGTCGTACGCCACCGGCGTCATCAGCAGATACAGCAGGTCCGACAGCTCCCGCCACTGATTCACCAGCGGATTCTCGACCGACCCGCGGGACTTCAAGATGTCCTGCGCTGCGCGGCGCCGCTCGCTGTAGCTGCCGGCCGTGAACGAGTCGATGTAGTCCTGCAACACCGTCGCGTTGATGTGGCTCTTCGACGTCTGCGCCATCCGCTGAATCGTCGCCAGCATCACGGCTTCCTCAGCGAGCGGCACGAGATTCGGCGCCGGCGACCCGCTCGCCGGCGGCCCGCTCTCGATCGACGCGAGATCCCCCGTCACACCGGGCGCCTCGATACTGGCCAACGGCCGCCACGTCGTGTTCTCGATGTACCCGATCGACCAGTCGACGCGCTTCTGCAACGGGTCGGCCGCCGGCGGCGCCGGCGCGGTCGCCGGCCACCCGAGCTTCGCCCACGGCAGATCTGGCGGCATCCAGGCCCGCACGTCGGCGGCGGTCGGCAGGTCCATGCCTTTCAGGCTAAGCGACCATCGGTAGCGCACGTCCACAACGACAAGAGCCCCACCGAAGCGGGGCTCTTGCGCCCGGGCTGCTGCTCCCGGGTATCTCTGGGGGGTATGCCCCCGATGGTAGCTCTACGCGACGCCGGCGTCTTCCGCCGCGGCCTGCGCCTCCGCGGCAGCCGCGTTGCCCGGCGTGAAGTTCATGACGCTCGCCCGCGCCCGGTCCCCGCGCGTCGCCTGCTCGAATGCCTGGATCGCCGCGGCACGCTCCGGGTGCGCCTCCATCTGCTTCACCAGGTCGCGGGCACCGATTCCCGCCATCGCCGCGAACGGGTCCGCCGGGCCCGCGGGCGGCGCCGACTGCGCCTCGGCGAGCTGCGCCTCGGCGGCGCGCCGCGCCTCACGTTCGTGCTCGGCCGCGGCCAGCGCCGAGCGCAACGCCTGGCTGTCCTGCGCGGCCGGGGCGGCGTCGGCCTTGAGCTTCTGCGCCTCGAGATGGTCGCGGGCGGCCGGCGACCGCATGATGCTCGTCCGCTGCGACACATGGCCGTCGCTCGACGTCGACCCGAGATCGCTGTACGGGAACGCGCCCTTCACGACGTCACCCGTCTCGTCGATGAACGCGTAGGTGACCCACGCGTCGCTCGGGCGGCGCTTGCCGCCACGGACCATGACCTGGAAACCGCTCTCCCGGCCCGCGCCAGCGAGATCCGCTGCGGCGGCACGATGCTCGTCGGTCAGCGCGGCCGTCAGGTCCGCGTTCTCGGGCCGTTCCTGCGCCGCGATCTGCTCCGGCGAGTAGTGGTAGTCGAGCGTCGCGACGAGCTTCTCGCCATTCGCCGCGACCCCGGCGGAGCCGATCAGATCGGCCGCCCGGAAGGTGCCCTCGTCCGTACGTGTTGGCATGAGTCAGGCCCTCCTCAGGGTCACGGAACAGCGAGCTTGTAGCAGCTCAGGGGCTCGACGACGGACACGCCGATGTCGTGGCGCGTCTTGTACTCGATCGTGTCGCCGTGGAAGCTGTACGGGTCGTGCCCCGACCCGTTGCTGTTGGCGAGGTGCATCACCGTCGCGTCGGCCATCCCCAGGAACGGCGTCTTCTGGCCGTCAAGGTACGCCACGACGACCGCCGGGTTGATGTTCGGGTCGGCGAAGAAGTGGACGTCGTTCGCGTCCGGGAACCACGGGTCGATGATGATGCCCTCGGGCGGGATGATGTCGGCGTCCGCGATCGGGTTCATCGTGCCGCGCCCGAACTGCGACGTGGTCTCCGGCGTCGTGCGGCCCGTCTGGATCTGGAGCTCCTGCGACCTGACGATCTGCCGCAGCCTGAGCGCCTGCCGGTCGTTCTGCACGACGGCCGTCTTCAGCTTCGTGCGGATCGGCCGGTTGTCGGGGTCGCGCCTGGTGCGCAGCCACACCGCGGCGTCGATCAGCGTGTCCTCCGACAGCACGTCGACGACGAGGTTGCCGCGGCCGGCGTTGAACAGCGACAGGCCGTCCGGGGCGAGCGGGTTCGCGACGATCATCGCGACGATCATCCGGGTGACGAAGTCGGCCATCGCCTGCCCGATGTCGTTCGGGTTGCGCTCCACGATCTTCTCGATGCCGTTCGACCGCAGCAACTTCCTGGTCATCGCGTAGCTGCCGCCGTACGTGTCGACGACGATCGCCGCCTCCGGCCGGAACGTGCGCCGCAGACCCGGGTACTCGCCGAGCTCGCCGACGTACCCGATGCCCGTCAGGCCGTTGATGCCCTTGATCCGGACCTCGTCGAAGCTGTTGACCGACTCCACGCCGGTGTACATCTCGTACTGCGACTGGACGAACTCGTAGCCCTGGTAAAACGACGCCTGGATCGGCTCCCACATGAACGTCGCGAAGTCAGCCTTCGAGTCCGGCGAACCCTCGAGCAACGCCAGGTCCATCTGCTTGCCGGTGCGCGGATTGATGCCGGCCTCGATCAGCGCCTTCCGCTCCGCTGCCCAGTCGTAGTAGACCTCGAAGGTCTCGACGGGGCCGCCCCAGAGCCCGTGATTCAGTCGTCCCATGTCGGTCCTCCTCAGACCTTCTGCTCGAGGTTGATGCGGACGCTGTCGGCGCCGGTGCCCCGCTCGCCCGGAAGGCTTGAGACGCGGCCGAGGATCTGCAAGCCGGTGCCGGCCGCGGTCGCGAGCGCGTTCGTGGTCGTGTTGATCCAGACCAGCGCGCCCTTCGCGATCCCGGGCAGCGACGCTGAGGGGGCGCGGACGACCTTGCCGATCAGCAGCGTGTAGGCCTCGCCGACCGCGATGATGTTGCGGTTGGCGCGTGGCGTGTCCGCGGCCGGTGTCGCCGTCTTCACGGCCTCCCCAACGAACCCGTTGTCTGCGGCGAGATCTCCGTGCGTCAGCTGCGCGTGCGCGACGACGTAGGCGACCTTGCCCGGCTCTGCGTTGTAAGGCATCTCGGTCCCCTCTAGTCCGTCTTGGCTGGCGTGTGGGCGCCGAACAGCGCCGGGTTGAGGCCCTTCGACTTGACCTTCGCGGCCCAGCCGGAGCCCTCCCCACCGAACTGGTGGGCGGTGGACGTCGTCTGCGCATCGGCACCGGGCCCACTGGACCACGGGACGCTCGGCGCGGCTTCGGCGAGCATCGCGCGCAGACCGGCGGCGTCCGCGTCGATCGACTCCTTCAGCGCCGCCTTCGCGCTCATCTTCGTGCCGCACGTCTCGCACTTCCCGGCCTTCATCGGCATCTTCTTCTTGCAGCCGACGCAGTAGCCATCTTCGTCGTCGTCCGCGTCGGCCGCCGCTTCGATCAGCGCGAGCCCGGGGCCCGCGAGCGTGCCGTCGGCCTGCTCGACGAGGCTGTACGTCGCGTGCAGGTGCGCCTTCGCCGCCGTGTTGAGCTTGAGACCGTCGATGTGGTCGCGCGCCGCGCTGGCGAGCGACCGCAGCAGGTGCTCGTGGCCGAGCTCGGCACGGATCGACTCGCGCAGCTCCATCTCGCGGGCCGTCAGTGCGTCGGGCAGCGCCGCGGCGATGCCCGAGTTGATCTGCCGGCCGATGAAGGTGGTGACCTCGTCGGACTGGAGGGCCTCCTGAAGATTCATGTCGTCTGCGCCTCCGAGGACGTTGGGTCGATGCTCTTGCAGCCACTCGAGCAGGTCCGCGTCCGCGATCGTGTCGGGGATTGTGAGACCGTCGGTAGCACTGCCCTGATCGTAGATTGACTCCACGAGCGAAAGCACATGGCCGCCCGCGCCGGCGGCCGTGACGAGGTCGAAGCTGGAGTTCTCCGGGTCGTCCTCGATGCCCTCGACGAGCATCCCCGGCGTGCCGTCCTTCCGCTTCTGCGGCCGCAGCCCGGTCGCCTGTGCCTTGATGCTGAGCTTGAGCTGGCGCGGTATGCGGCGCACCATTTCCTCGACCTGGGTGCTGGCTGGCATGAACTTGCCGACGACCGCCCCGGCCTCGTACCCGTACTTCGCGTCGTCGGGGGTGGTGTACGTCGGGTCCCACGTCGTTTCGCGCAGCTCGCCGGCGAGCTCGTTCGGGCCGCGCCGCATCTTCGCTGCGGCCCGGCGGACGCGCGGGTCCTCGTGGTTCATGTAGCTCGCCCACCCGGAGTACATCGGGGCGGTCGCTTCGAGGACGTCGCGGGTGTAGATCCGGGCGCCCGGACCGCGGCCGTCGCAGGGCCGGATCAGCGCAACGTTGACGGTGCCGTCCGCGTTGAACGGGCCGTCGCCGGCCGGGTCCGTCGATTCGATGAGGTCCAGCGGGTGCGCGTCACGGATCAGCAGGTCGGAAGGTGCAGTCATGGATCTGAGCGTACGTGACCGTTGGTCGCGTAGGTCCATCCATGCTGCGTTACCGCTGGTCGCGCAGAGCCGGCCAGGGGTTGGTCACGCCGGTACGTTGCGGAACGTGACCGTCATCCACGTCTCGTCGTGCTCCTCGCTGACGACGGCCCAGCCGCGTGCGTCGGCGAGGCGGAGCACCATCTCGGCGTTCGCGATGTGGATCGTCTCGGTGACGCGGCCGGCATCGCCACGCAGCTGCTCCCAGAGCCGGCCGATCTCAACACCGCGCGCGAACTCCGGGTCGTCCGTGTCGAACGCGACGGCGAGAGCGTGCTCGGCCATCAGGATTCGGTCAGGTGCGCGTCGTCATCTTCGACACGGCGCGTTGACCGGCCGTCATCTTCGGGCCGGGCACGTACGCCGCCGCCTTCTTCTTGCCGTGCGCGGCCTTCGCCGGCTCGGCGCTGGCCGTCGTGGGACGGCCGAGGTATGCCTGGTCGGCGGCTGTCAGCGGCCCGACCGGCACGTTCGCCGCGTTCGACTGGCCGCGCAGCGCTGCCGCGGTCTGCGCGCCGACGATGCCGTCGACGGTGAGGCCGTGCCGGCGCTGAAACGCGCGGACCACCGCCGTCGTCTTCGCGCCGAACTGGCCGTCGACGGCGGTCCCGCCGACGCGGCGCTGAATCGTCGCGACCTGGCCGCCGGACGCCCCAGCGGCAACCGTCGTCCATTTGCCGCCGCGGCCCCGCGGGTGCTTCGTCTCGGTGTAGCCGGCGCCGGCCGGTGCGCCGGAGCGTGTCTGAGCGGCGGCTCGCGGCACGCGAGCCACTCTGCGCACCCGTGAGCGCACGACTCCGGGGGTCTCGACGCATCGCAAGTCCCACTCCGCGAGGCGATCGCCACGGCTGCCGTCGTGCCAGGCCACGTCGTAGCGGTAGGTGCCGTCGACGGTGCTGACGTGCTCCGCGACGACCTCGCCGGCACGACCGAGCGCGCCACGGGCGTTCGCCGCTCGGACGTGCGCGCCGACCGTCGGTCGGACTGGGGCGTCCTCGCGCAGCAGAAGCGACAGGTCGCCGATCTCGTCGGCTGACAGTTCGGTCGCCAGCACGCCGACCGGCGCCTCCTTCAGTCCGCTCGCAGCGTGCGCCTGCGCCTTGACGCGCTCCCACTCGGCGATCGCCTTCGCCGCTCCGGCCTTCGTCTTGTCGCTGACGGCGTGCCCCTTGCCGTCGTGCCCCTCCGCCCAGTTCTGGACGATGCCGACGGCCAGGTGCACTGCCTCCGACTCTGGGTGGCCCTCTTCGATGAGGTCGTTCGCGACGTGCTGGATGCCGGCAGGGAGCTGGAGTCCCTTGTGCTTCCAGAGGCCCTGTCCGGTGTGGCCGACCTTCTCGTGAACGGACGAGCCGACGCCCACCGGCTCAGAACCCGGGGCTGGACTTCACGGCGAGCACGTCGACGACGGCCGTCGATCCGCTCACGCCGTAGATCGTGTCGCCGGCCATCGGTAGCACCATCGCGGCGCCGGCCAGCTTGATCGGCGGTCCCTGCCCGGCAACGACCGCCGGGCCGCCGAGCGTGACATCGGCGCCCGACTCGACGGCCAGGATCACCGTCTCGGGCGCCTCCAGCTGCGCGGCGTAGAGCAAGACCGGGGTGGTGCCGACGGTGAGGCGCGCGCTGTTGGCCATGCGACCAACGGTAGCTCAACGGCGAGCCGGAAAGTGCGCCTCAGGCGACGAGTTCGCCGGTGACGCTCTCGTCCGCGAACGACGACTGATCCATCGCCTCAGCCAGCGCCGCGAGGTACCTCGCGAACCCCGTCTCCCGGCCGACGAAGCACGCGCACATCTCGGGCTTCGTGCCGATCAGTGCCGCCCGCCAGCTCCGGCGATGAATCGTGGCGTGCGGAAACGCACGCTCGTGCACCATCAGCGTCCACGCCGCTTGCCACGCCAACTCGAAGTGCTCGTCGGTCAACTCGACGCCCAGCGCGAGCAACGCCCGCTTCTCGATCGTGAGCAGCTCGACCATCCTGGCCGGCGGTGACGGCCGCTTACTCTGCGCCGGCACCTGTCGCCTCGTCCGCCGGAACGTCCAGCGTTCCGTCCGCCGAATCACCGGTGCTTTCGGGCGGATCGGTGGATGTTTCCTCGCTGCCGCCGACCGGCGCGTCCGGCGTCCTGTCCGGCCGCCCCGGGATCTCGGCGGGCGCCGGCATCGGCGCGCCCTCAGCGTCGACGACGCCCTGCACCGTGTCTCGCGTCACCCGCACGGTCTCGCCGCCGGCGAGCTCGAGCACCCCGGGGGCGACAACCGCCTCGATCCTGGTCAGCGCCCCGTCGACCATCAGCCGATCACCGGCCTTCAACTCGGCGACGGCGACCGGCCGCACGTCGAGCTCGTCGCCGAGCGTCCGCACCGGCTCCGGGTCGATGCGGGGCGCGCGCGGCCGCCGCAGGCCGGCCGCGAGGTCGCCGTGGCGAGCCCGGAACCGGCCGGGGCCGGCTGTGCCCTTCCACCAGCGCTCCACTGTCGCCTCGAGCAACTCGTCGAGGTCTGGTGTCTCGGTGACCTGGCGGGCGAGCATCGCATCGTCGACGCTGGCGAACGAGTCCGGTGCGATCAGGCCACGCTCGCGTGCCCACTCGATCGGCCTCACGCGACAGTCGCACCCGAAATGCAGCGGCGGGTGGTAGCTCGCGAGGACGGAATGGGGCCACACCTTCCCGGCCATCGCAACGCAGTCCGGGGTGTGCAGCTTGACCTGAGGCGACAGCTGCCAGTAGCCGCCCTCCGGCGATTCCTGCTGAACCTGCCGCTGCTCAGCCGTCCCGAGCGCCCGGTCAGCGACGGCAGCTTCCCGCATCTCGAGGTACCGCTTCTCGCGGGCCAGGATCGCCCGGACGCGCGCGTCGCGGTCCTGCCGATCGGCGATCGCCATCGCTGGCGGCAGATCCCGGTCGAGGCGGGCCCGGACGCCGGCCGCGAACAGCTTCTCCGCCTCGGTCTCGGCCGCGACGACTTCGAGGCGCTGTGCGTCGGTCAGCTCGGGCGCCTCGCTCGAGAGGAGATCGTGGACGTGCGGCTCTTGCTCGGCGCGGCGGCCGGCAAGGAACCGGTCGAACGCGCCGAGGATGCCGGCGGCGGCGGTCGTGATCGCCTTCGACGCGGCAAGACTCACGGTCGTCGGGGGCGCCGCGCCAACAGCTGCCGTTGCGGCAGTCGTCGCCGCGAGCGCAAGCGCGGTGGCGACGGCCGGGTGAACGCCCTGGCCGGTGACGATCGGTGTCGCGGTGCCCTGGCCGGCTTGCTGCTGCGCCAAGGTCTCCTGCGCCGTTGGCTGGCCGGCCCGGGTCGGCATCCTCAGTGCGGCCCGTTGCCGTTCCCGTTCGCCGCGGCCGGCACCTCACCAAGACGCCGAAGATGATCCGCCGCGACCTGCTCCACGTCCTGCGAGAACGCCTCCTCGATCGTGCGGCGCCGCTTCGCTGACGCCTGGAGCGCTGCGGCGCGCCGGCCGTGCGGCTCCGGGATCGGCGGCGACTCGCGCACGGGCCGCTGCTCGGGCTGCGGCGACTTCTGGCGCGCCCCGCCAGGGTTCTCCGGCGGATGCTGCTGGCCGTCCTGGCCGGTGATCGTGTCCGCGCCCTCTGGCGGCACGGGGCGCGGCTGCCCCGTCGCCGGGTCGATCTCGCCCTGGCCCATGGCGGCGCCCTGCGCAACGTGCCGCGGTAGCACCTGGTCAACGATCCGCTGTGGGTCCTGCACGTCGAACGCCTCGGCCAGGATGAACCCGAACAGCCACCGCGATAACTCCGGGTTCGTCGCGTTCGGATCAACAGCCGTCGCCGTCGTCACCGCCGCGGTCACGAGGTCACCCATCGCGCGTTTCAGCGGCGACGGCAACGTCACGTCAAACCCGAGATCTCGCTTCACCCGGCCGTCCGGGCCCACCTCGAAATGCAGCTCGTCGCCGGAGTCCTTCGCCGCCGCGATCTCGTCCTGCTCAGCGGACGTCGCGTCCCGCCACTCGTCGAGAACACCGACACGAATCGCCGCGTCGATCCGCGCCTGAGCGAACGCGCGGAACAGGTCAGCCCACTGCTCCTGGTCCATTTCGATGAACTTCAGCACCGGCAACTCGACCGACTGCGCGCCAGCAAGATCAGCGGCCTGCTCACCAAAATACGAGTTGGGGAAAATGCCGGAGCCCTGCGCTCGCAGCTGCGGCGCCGAGGCCGCCAGGTCGCTTGCGCCCGAGTCGATCTTGAACGGGTCGGCGGTGACCGAGTCGTTCATCTCCAGCACGCCAGGTGCCGCCATCCGCGCAGACGGTGTGCCCGGGCCCGGCGCGGAGAACTCCTGGGACGCCCCGAACGCCGACGCGCGCCCCGACGCAAGCTGCCCAAGCCGGTCAAGCTCGCGGCCCGGGCCCTTCGCCGTCATCTTCATGTAGATCGACGCGGCAGCCTGCATCCGCTGCACGTGGCTTTGGAGCACCTCGTTGTAGGCCGTCCACCACCGGATCATGCGCCGCATCCGAGGCACACCGAACGCCATGTCCGACGTTTTGTTGAAAGTCAGCGCGTACACCTTGCCGGGCCGCAGCATGTCCGCCGGGGGTGTCAGCGCCTCGCGGCCCCCGGCCGCGTCGTCCTGCGCGACCATCACCGGGTTGTCGTCGTCGAACGCGCCCCACGCCTCGTAGTACACGACCTTCGGCTTGCCGGCCGGCCCCAATGGCGTGACGTACCGCGCCTCGCGGTAGTCGTATATGACTACGCGCTCGACGACGCGCCAGTAGAGGATGCGGTACTTGTCCTTCGGATGCCGGATCGCGTCCTGCACATCCTCGAACGTCAGCAGCGACACGCGGACGGCGCCGTCCTCACCTTCGTCGTGGAACGTGAAGAACACTGTGCTTTGAATCGCAGCGTCGACGCCTTTCTCGACAAGCTTCGGGAACGACGTCAGCACGCGCTGGTTTGCGACGTCCTGCCACGTCTCGCCGAGGCGGTCTTGCACCTCGTCGTCATGCGCCTGCGCGATCGGGACACCACGCCCAAACACGAACGACACGTACAGGTCGACCCACTGGCCAGCCATCGGGTCTTCCTGCCACGCCCGCAGCGATTGCGCCGCTGACGCGACCCGCGCGATCTGCGGCATGTCCTGCGGCATCCGGCCGGGCGCCGGTGCGCCCGAGTAGTTCATCAGGCTGTAGCTGATGTACTCGAGCGTCTTGCGCATGATGCGGTTGTCGGACCACGCCGACTCCAGCAGCTCGAGCTTCTCGGCCGGCACGATCTCCCGACCGGTGCGCGTCTCGACGGTCTCGATCAACTTCCGGCCGAGACGCGCGACGTCGTCGCGGAACGTGGCCATCTAGACCACCACGGGGAGCATCGCCAGCACGGCGCCGGCGGTGAGCGCCCACGTCGCCAAGCGCGAGCGCGTCACGCGGATGCGATTCGCCGCTCGCCGACTGCGCAATTCTTCGGCCAGCGTCCCGAGTTCCTGGCCGAGCACGTCCGCGACCTCGTCGGCTGACTGGACCGCGAAGCGCTCCAACGCTTCAGGAGCCAGACCGGACACGGTGACGGTGCTCGTCGTCGCTCGGGCACCGAAGAACGAGGCCAGCACGAACAGCGCGGCCGCCGGCACGGCGCGCCAGGTGCCGTCGGCGGCTACGGCTAGGACTCCCGCCAGCACCCCGGCGACGTGGATCAGCGCGCCGCGCGCCATGGCGACCTCGCCACGGCGTACCTCGAGCGCGAGCGCCCGCCGTGCGATCTCGACGCGCGGGCCGAGGATCCCCGGTCGGCGCTCCTGCTCGGCGGCCATCTACCGGGCCCGCTCGAGGCCGGCCTGGAGCTTCACGAACTCGCGCAGCTCCGGGTCGATCACGGGCGGCCGGTGCGCCTGGCCGTCGCGCAACTCCGCCCGGGCCGCCCAGTGCGCTTCCTTCGCAGCCTCCCAGATCGCGCAGCTGGCATAACTCGACGGGGAGCCGGTGACGCCCTGCCCGCAGCAGAAGCCGTGCACCGTCCCGGCGTCCCGGGTGCCGCTGAACAGGGCGGAGACCTGGCCGCGCTCCCGGACGCCGCCGATCTCCGCGTCGTCGTTCGTGCGCTCGAGGACTTGGCAGACGATCGACGGCGCGTCACCTACGGGCCGGACCTCAACGGCGGCCGGGCATACGATCGGAAGGGCAGCCATGTGCGACCGATCGTAGCGCTACGCCCGGCGCGATAGTGCGACCGCTGGTAGCGCAGCGGCTACGCCGTGCGAGCGATCGCCCACACGGCGGCGACCGCCAGCACGGCTACGAACACGACCGATGCGAGCGCGGCGCCCGTGCCGGCCGCGGACACGACGAGCACCACCACGAACCAGCGGCGCCGGCGAGCCCACCTACTCGCCGGCATCGCTCGCTCCTTCGACCGGGCCCCGCCTCGCCGCGTTCCGTGGCCGCCGCGCCGCCGCCGGCACCGGGAGCGGGACGGCGCCGGCCGACGCCGCCGCGGCGAGGACGTCGGCGAAGTCCGCTGCTTGGATCGTGAACGCCGCCGCGTTCTGCCTCGGCCTCCCACCGGGAAGCTTCAGGCTGAGCGTGCCGTCGTCGTTCGGCTCAATCGTCAGCAGCACCGTCACGCCGCTGCGCTGCGCCTCGATCTGAAACAGCGCCTTCAGCATGCCGTGCCGTCCTGGCCGGCAACCATCCGCTCGAGCAAGTCGAACGCGGCGACCTTGAGCGACTGGCGCACCGGCGCGAACTTCTCGCCGAAGATCTCGTCGAACTTCTTGCGGGCGGCGTCGCGAGCAGCGTAGTAGATGGTCCAGTAATCGGCCTCGGCGGCCCCGGCGGCCACGGCGGCCTCGGCGGCCCCGGCGGCCCCGGCGGCCTCGGCGGCCCCGGCGGCCACGGCGGCCCCGGCGGCCACGGCGGCCTCGGCGGCCTCGGCGGCCACGGCGGCCTCGGCGGCCTCGGCGGCCCCGGCGGCCCCGGCGGCCTCGGCGGCCCCGGCGGCCACGGCGGCCCCG